TAAAAACAAATGTAGATGGAGATGAAAATACAGCCATTGGATATGCGGCATTAAATAGTTTTGAAGCTTCAAGTGATGGCGAAGGAAAGAATGTAGCTGTAGGTTCAAATGCTTCTTTTCATCTTGATTCTGGACAATTTAATACAATGGTAGGAACAAGTGCTGGTCTTTCTGCCGCTGGAACAATTACTTATTCTAATAATACTGGGGTAGGATATAAAGCACTTATGGATTTAACAACTGGAGTTCATAATGCCGCAATAGGCTCAGAAGCCCTAGCTAACCTTACCATAGGAAGATATAATATAGCGATAGGTACAAATGCCTTAATTACAGAAGATGTAGGAGATGGTACTACAGCCGTTGGAAATCAAGCTGGTGCTTTTCAAAATTCAAATACTGATAATGAAGCATCTGCAAATTCTTTATTTGGTTATGAAACTGGATACTATAATGCGACTGGTACAATGAATACTTTTATTGGTTATGAATCTGGTAAAGGGGCAAGTGGACAAAGTAATTCAGCTAATGTAGGCGTTGGATATAGAACTTTAAAAAGCATTACAACTGGTGGATATAATGTAGCGATTGGATACCAAGCTGGAGACGCACTTACTTCTTCTGCTGGGAATGTTTTTATTGGTTCTAGTGCAGGTTCAGCTTGTGTAGATACAGCAAATGCTGTTTTAATTGGTAATGGAGCTGGTGAAGATGCAGATATAGCAAGTGATGGAACAATCGCTATCGGTTATCAAGCGTTAAAGCCTTTACTTGGCGGAACTGATAATATTGCTATGGGCTATCAGAGTTTATTGGCTTGTGTTAGTTCGTCAAACAATCTTGCTATCGGAAAAAACGCTATGGATTCATTAGTCCGATTAGATACTAGAAATATTGCAATAGGTAACTATAGTATGGATAATCATACTGAAAATGCTTATAATGTAGCTATTGGGTACAATGCTCTAACAGCTATGTCTGCTGGAAATACTGGTACTATAAAAGCTACTTATAATACAGCAGTTGGCTATCAAGCTGGTGATGCTTTAGTTGGTGGGTATTCGAGTGGTGGAGGAGACCCTGCAGATGAAGGTATGCACAATACATTTATAGGTGCTGAAACTGATGCAAGTGCTACTGGCGGTAATAATCAAACTGTTGTGGGTTATGGAACAACTGGACAAGCAGATAATGCAGTAACTCTAGGAAATGCTAGTGTAACTAAAGTTTATATGAGTCAAGATGGCGATGCTGAAATGTATGCCAATGGAACTATTAATACATCAGACAAAAGACTAAAACAAGATATTAAAAATACTGATTTAGGTTTGGATTTTATAAATAATCTAAGACCAGTTTCTTATAAACTTAAAAAAGACAAACAAGTAAATAAAATTAAATATGGAATTATTGCACAAGAAGTACAAGAAGTATTAAAGAAAACTAATAATCAAAATTTTGCTGGTATAACAAATAAAGGAGATTTTTTAGGTGCTGATTATGTTCAGTTTATAGCACCTTTAATGAAGGCAGTACAAGAACTATCAGCAAAAGTAACAGAATTAGAAAACAAACTTAAATAGGAGAATCAGAATGAACTGGTCAGAATACAAGGCAAAAAAAGGCAAAACAGCCAACTTTGCAAAAAAAGAAGTAGTAACTAAAAAAGCTATCAAAGAGGTTAAAGACTCTGATGGTGTCGTAGTAAGAAAAGCAGAAACAGAAGAAAAAAGAGCCTATGTAGCTATGGTTCAAAAGGCTTGGAATCCATCAACTGGAGAAAAGCTAGATGACCAAGAGCGTGAATGGTCACTATCTCAGCTTGAATCAGAAAAGAAAAGATATGATGCTGATATGGCTAGAGCTAAAGAGTATAGTGATGGATTAGCAGAGGCGATAGCAGACTTTAAAAAACTTTAAATAACAACAGGAGTTAATAATGGCAAAAAAAGAAAAAGAAATGCCTAAAGAACAAGAAGTAACATTATTTGATAAGGCTTATAAAGAGTCTGAGTTAAGTGATGAACAAAAGGTAATGATTAATCATGTAGCTGATTTGGACAGAAAGATAGGTTCAAGTGAGTTTAATCTTCAACAACTTAGATTTGGTAAGCAAGCTTTTTTAGATGCTTTAAAAGCTAGTGTAGAAAAGGAAGATAGTGAAGAAAAAGAAGAAAAAAAATAATCAATCAACATCTTATAATATCCCTATAAAGTTTGTCTTTGTGGGGATGTTATTAACTAGTTGTAGTGGTTGGTCTATAATGGGTTACGCACTTGATGAATCTCAAGAAGATAAGCCCAAGGTATTAAGCACTATTACTGATAAAAAAGGTATTGAACATTTTTATAATGGCAATATAAATAGTGGAGAAAATTGGTGTTATAATCATAATCAGTATGAAACTGTGGAGATAAAGTGAATGAAAAACCAAAAACAGCTAGGTCTTATCGCACTAATGTTATTGACGACAACCTCGTTTTATCTTTTAACTTCAAGTTTTTGGTTAACTGTTTGCTTATTGGCGGTACAATCTTATATGGTTGGTTCAATTTGCAAGAAAGAATTAAAACGATTGAAGATAGCATTGTTATTGCAAATGCAGACATTAGGAACTTACTTGCTAAACATGAGTTGGAAGAACGGACTGAACGAGAACAGTTGGCAGAAAAAGTAGCGTTTTACGAAAAAGAATTACAAATTAATTTAAACCCTATGTCTTGGGGAAAGAGGAAAAAGAAATAATGGATTTTATGGCTGTATACGGTGAAGCAGGAATGATTGGTGTGGTTGGTGCAATGTTTGTTTATTTGGTTATTTCTTTGTCTAATAAATCAGCTAAACAGCAAGAAGTATTAGAAAATTTAAAAGTAGAAAATAAAGGTCAGTCTGAAACATTAGAAAATATGGAAGGAATGATTATTAAATTAATTAATAGATGGAATACCTCTGATGATAAATTAGATAGAAAATTTGATGCTATAACTAAAGAAATAAATGATTTAGACAATCAAGTATCTGAAGTAAAAGGTTCTTTAAGTAGAATTAATGGGAGACATTAATGATTATGATTTTAATAATGTTTACTATGTTTGTATGTATTTTAACAATAACAAATAGAGATATTAATGGATAGTTTAAAAGTATCTGGAACAAGTTTTGCAAGTCAAGTAATAGTTTTTATGGATATGTTGCCTTATTTTTTAGGAATAGCAATAGCCGTAATGAATATTATTTATTTATACTATAAAATAAAAAAAGTAAAGGAGTTGTAATGTTAGGAAAAGTAGTAGCTCAGTATCTATTAGATGAGGAAGTAAAAGCTGATTTAATAGAATCTGTTAATAAATCTGTTAATGTCCCAATGATTAATGAAAAAACAGAAGCTAAAATATTAGAAGCAATTTGGGAATTATTTGAAATGGCAATTAAAAAAAAGTTGGGGGTATAGATGACACATTCAATAGTAAGCTTAATCATAGCGTCTTCTTTGCATGGACAACCGCTAGAAGAAATTAAACATCAAGAGCAATATGCTATGATGGAAGAAGTAAAAAAGAAAAAGAAAAAAGGTAAGAAGATTGGTGGTTCAAAGGGTAAAAAATCTAAAAAAGGTTTTTTCTCTAAAGTATTCGGGAGTAAATAATGCCTGCAGGAAAAGGGACTTACGGTAAAAAAAGGGGAAGACCTCCTAAAAAGAAAACTAAAAAGAAGAAGAAAAAATAATGCCAAAATTTGGAAAAAGAAGTAAAGAAAGACTTAAAGGCGTTAACCCTAAATTAGTTAATGTCCTTAATGAATTGATTAAAATAATGGATGTTACCATTATAGAAGGATTGCGTAGTGAAGAACGACAGAAAGAGCTGTTGGCTAAGGGGGCTACGAAAGTTAAATATTCGAAACATATGGAAGGTAAGGCTGTTGATTTAGCTCCCTACCCAATAGATTGGAAGAACAGAGATGGATTTCATTATATGGGTGGCATGATTAGAGGAATTGCAAAACAACTTGGCATCAATGTAAGATGGGGAGGTGATTGGGATTCTGATGGCGATGTTAAGGATAATGGCTTTGATGATTTAGTCCATATAGAGTTAAGAGATTAATGCCTAAAAAGTTTTTAAATATTAATGACTTTGGTCGTGGAATCAATACTGTTAAGAATCCAAGAGATTTAAGCGAAGGAGAATATGTTACATCAGATAATTTTGATGTTTCCAATAGAGGCGAACTAAGACCAAGGGGCTTATTTAAAACTGCAGTAGATGGTAGTGCTGTAACATTACAAGCTAATACAGTACCAAAGCATACAGCATCTATTAACTCTGGCTATGGTTTGTTTTACTTTGAAGCAGATGACCCAGCAACTGCAAGGGGAGTTAGTATAACTGGTAGTGGAGCTACTGGAGTAGTAGCAGATGGCCCAGATGATAATGGAAAATATGTTTTAATATTTTTTGATAATAATAAAATATTTATTAATGAGGCTGATACTTTTTGGGCAAGTAATAATTTAGACGGAGGAAATACTAATAATAAAGCTCTTATAAGGATAAGCGGAAGTGTTTCTAATGATGGTATATATAATGTTTCTGGTGGAGAAAGTTTTTCTGCTCGTGCTGGGGATTTTCAAACATCTGCCGATTTTACACAAATTAACTGCACCACAGATGGAAGTGATACTATTCAATATAGTGGAAGTACTAATGCAAGTATTGCTGTTGGGCAAGTTGTTACTGGTACTAATATAGCTAATGATACATATATTACACATGTAGTGGGGGGCGATACTGAATTTACAATTAATCAAAATGCAACTGGAAGTGGTACTCAGACTTTAACTTTTAAAACACATTTAAATTCAGTTACATTGAATGGTTGTGTATTAACTGTTGAAGAAACTGGTTTTATTACTGAGCAAGTTGGTAATGGGGTAACTGTTAAAATAGGATTAGAGGGGTTTACTGGAGACAATTTTCTAGCATTAGGGAATATAGATGATAATAAAATAGATATATATGCAGATTCTGCAGATGCTTTTACCGCAGATGCTATATCTCAAATGTATTATGATGAAACATATGATATAGATAGTAGTCCTAAGTTTAATTTTTATTATGCGGCTGGCGTTTTAAGAGTTTCAGATGGTAATTTTCAAAACAGAGCTAGAACTAGGTGGTATGGTAAAATAGACAACAGACAACATTTTAGTTATACTGAATCTGGTGCTTCTACTAAAACTATATCAAGAACAATAGAAAGTAAATTCTACGAAGAAGATAATGATTTAGCAGCTCCAACTAGTGCTGTTTTTAAAACAGATGGGAACGTAGATGGGACTAATGAATTTCCTACAAATGGAGCTGGGTGGGGTTTAAGCGTAGCAGAAGGCACAGAGGAAGGTTCTTGGGAAAGTAAAACTTGGGAATTTGCATGTTCTTTTATTTATGATAAAAACCAAGAGTCATTATTAAAAGTTTTTGATACTACTAAAGGTGGAGGTACGCCAGCTACTGGTTCTACTAATGGTTTTACTAATAGTACTGGGTTTAAGAATCTAATATTTAATGTATATGCAGAGCATAAATTATTAACGTCAACTAGTGCATTAGCTACACAAGCTTATGCAGCTGGAGTAACTTCAATTACGACAGACGGAACAAGTGCCGCTAGTACATTGTCAGAAGATTCTGCTGTTTATGACCAATATAATAGGCTTATTGGCCATGTAAAAACTATTACAACAGCTGGTACTGTTGTAAATTTCAGAGCTCCTACATTAGTAGGTCTTGGAAATGATGATGCATTGTATTATAAAAATGTTTATCCAAATAGAGTTACTGGTGGTAGAATATATATAAGGGAATCTGGAACTACTGAAGATTGGTCTATGATTGCAGATATAGATATTACACAAGGAGTAAGGGCTAGTTTTTCTGGCGAGTATCTACCTTGGATTCAAGATGATTCTAGCACTCAGCAATTTAGAGTAACAGAAAGTAGTACAGATAGTGAAAGAGAAAAAGACCATTGGGTACTTTCATTAACAGACCCTAATTTAGATACATATACTAGTAATAATGGTTTTCCACAATCAACAACTCAAATAGCATTTGGAAAAGCCGGTTCTGGTTTTAAGACAGCTGTTATATGTAATAGAAGGGCTTTTGTAGCAAATATAAAATATGACGAGGGTAGTTTTGATACTGAAGCAGAAGAGTTTAAGCATTTTGGCGATAGAATAATGTTTAGTGAAATTGGAAAATATGACACTTTCCCAAATTTAAATTATATAGATATGGTTGTAGGAGATGGTGAGGATTATGTTAAATTAGAAACCTACTCAGATAGACTACTTGCTTTTAAACAAAGAACATTACAAATATTAAATGTTTCATCTCCTTCTCCAGCTAATTGGTTTTTAGAAGATACTGTTGAATTTGCTGGTATTTATAATCCGTATTCTATATGTAAGGGAGAAGATGGTGTTGCTTGGGCAAATTTAAATGGGTTATTTTTATATAATGGAAGGCAAGTAAGAAATTTAGTAGAGGGTAAAGTAAGTGCAAGTGATTGGTCTAGTTTTTGTGCAGATAGAGAAATGGTTCTTGGTTATGATTCTAAAGAAGACCAAATTATAATAGTTGATAAAGCATCAGTAGCACTACATGCTTATGTTTTCAATATAAAAACAAATGCTTTTTCATATGGAAAATACCTAGCTCCTAATTCTAGTGGTTCTTTTACTCCTATTATTACTAATTTTGTTACTACAAGTAAAGGTCAATTAATTTCTGCTTATGATGTCCAGTCAACTAATTTAGATGGTGGTGGTAATAATACAGTACATATTACAGAATGGGACGAAAGTCCATCTACCTTTGACCATTATAAACTTACCACTAAAGATATAAACTTTGGTTCTCCTTCTGTTCTTAAAAAGATTTATAAAATATATATACATTATAGAAGTACTGCAAATGTAACTATTACAGCGGCTATGGTTTATTATCAAATAGACCAAAATAATACTTGGACAGCTTTTAATTCTGGAACTATGCCTAGGTCTGAATCAAATGGAGCAGGGTATGATATAGCTATCTTTACTCCTTCTAGTACATTTACATGTCAAAGTATGGCTATAAAAATAGAACCAACTGTAACTACTGGTTTATATATAAATGATATACAAATTGAATATAGAGAAGTTCGAAAAAGAGTTAGTTAATGTCTAGAGATATAAGAAGATTAATAAATTCAGTTGAACCACCTCAATCATTTAGTGAGGGAGCACCAGCACAATCTTTACAAGAAGGTGGTACTGTAGTATCATTAGACAAAGGAAGACTTGCAGTTAGGAGAAAGCACAAAGGAATTGTATTTAAATCTATTATGTCTCGTGATGGTAATGAAATTATTGATAAAAAACTAACTACTAGTGAGTTAGAATATAAAAGAAAGTTTGTAGATTATAGAACATTTAATCATAATTTTGCTAAAGATTTAGACACAGATGAAACTTACCTTCCTTGGGGCAATAGTGAAGATTTAACTTCTATGAGAAGTGCTCAAGGATATCTAACCCCATTTAAAATGATTTGCCACAAACTTATCTTTAGACCACCAAATCTAACAGATAATACTGATAATATAACATTTGCAATTAAAAAAATTGATAACGGAGATAACACAGAAGACTCAGTTTGTAACTATACTTATTCAACTACATTTGTTGATTATACTTCTATTACAATTAATACCTCTGATTGGAGTGCTAGCCCAACTGTTGGAGCTGGCGATATTGTTGCAATCACCATTGATGCATCTCATACTGGTATAACGACTTCATCTATGGAGTTTTTTATAACATCAGTTTGGAAAACATTCATAGAAACTTAAAGGATATAATTATGTCATACGATAAAGGAAAAACAATAAGAGAATACATGCAAGGCGGTAATATCCAACCTATGGGCTATGCAGCAGGTGGGTATGCTGATGCTTTAAGTAGATTTAAATTAGGTCTAGATAAAGACAAAGCTTTTGGATTACAAGAAGCCCAATCTCGTGTTCTTGGAAAACAATCAAAAGAAAGGGGGCTATTCGGTGGATTAGGTAGTACCGCATTAGCTGGGCTTACAAAGGTTGCATTACCAGCTCTTTTAACCACTATGAGTGGTGGAGCTATAAATCCCATGACCATGAAATTAATAATGGCTGGTGCTGGAGCAGTTGCTTCTGGACTTGGTAAATGGGGTGGAGAAAAACTAGCTGAAAAAAGAACAGATACTAGTGGAGTAGGCACACAATCTTCTACTGGATTATTTAAGCCGGGATTTAAGCAATTAGGACAAACTAAAAGAGAAATAGAGGGAGGAGCTGCAGAAAGAGCATTGGGAGCTGGTATTGATAGCTTGGTTAAATCTGGAAGCAAAGAACTAGGTGGTGCTTTACTTGCTAAAGCTCCTAGATTATTCGGTGATGCAGGAGCTAGAAGTATTGGATTAGGTGGAGATGCTTTTGCTAAAGATGTAACTGCTAAAGGAATTGCTGATAACCCTTGGTTAGAAACAGCAAGTGATGTAGATGATGCTTGGGCTGCTGGATTATTAGATTCGCCTGAGGGAGTAGGTGGTCAGTCTCTTAGTCAAGCACAAGGATTAGGTTTAAATGTTGGAATACCTTCAATGACAGACTTTGATTTAGGTCGTTTTTATGGCAATGTACCATCTTCTGTATCTGATGCATTAACTACTGCGGAAGTCCCACCACCTGCTATGGCATTGGGTTCTACGCCACAACAATTTTCTTTATATAGTCCTAACCTTATACGAAATCAAATGTTTAATCAAGGCGGTGTAGTTAGAGGTTATGAAGATGGTGGCTCTGTTAAAAGAAAAACTTTATATGGTGCTGGTGCTGATTTAGATAAAGCAAATATGGGTACAGAAGGAGACTTTTACAATATGAGAAGAGTTTTATCTATACCAGCAGAACAAGTTGGAGAAGGAAAAGGGTTGAGATATTATGGAGGGGAAGGTAGAAGCAATAGAATGAGTTTAGCAAGAGATAAGGCTGGCTTTGATGCTACGCAGCAAATGGCATTTGCTCCTCAAGACTCAATTCCATTTGATATGATTGAACAATATTTATCAGAAGTTCCTCAAGAAAAACGAGGATTGCGTGGATTATTAGGTTTTCAACAAGGTGGTCAAACGCAAGGATACGCAGGCGGTGGCTTAATAAACATGCTACCATTTAACAGGAGGGTTATGTAATGCCAGATACAGTACCAGCTATGCTAGAACCCGGTGAATTTGTTATACGCAAAGATGCTGTTGATGAAATAGGAGTAGATAAATTAAATATGTTAAACAATATAGATAGGTCTAGCCAGATGTATATGAATGATGGTGGGTTTGTTCCTCAATTACAACATGGTCATTCAGCTATAGATGAACTATTAGCTATGAATACATTAAACAATCAAGCTAATGTAGATATTACTAGACAAAGTTCTATGATGAATCAGCATCATAGGCGGTTATTACCAGATGCTCAATTTACCCCAGAAAAAGACATTCTACATTTTTTACAATCTTCAATGTCTGAAACAAACCCAATGGACGAACCGAGAAGAGGAAATAGTGAAGATAAAAATACAATTCGTAAATTATCAGACGAAGAATTAAAAAAATTAATACCGCCAAAAGAAAAAAAATACTTAGTTCCAAGAAAAAATAGAAAATGGGATTGGAGAAATTTTAATCAAGGTGGTCAAGCAAAATCTCCTCCTCCGGCTGTCGGTATACTTGGAGAAGTTCCATCATCTGAAATAAAAAAATTATTAATGTCTGATGAATTTAATCTTAGTCCTCAAGACCCAGACCCATTACAAATAGATGCAAGAATGCGTAGAGAGTTTAATGATATTGGCACTATAGGTATGGTGGATTCTAGTGCATCACTAGCTCAAATGTTAGATAAAATACAACAAGATAACGCTATGCGTAAACATCTTGAAAAAAGATATGGGGATAAACCAGAAACTTTAAGAGCACACTTAGAAGTAAGAAAAGATGATTTCATGCCTCAAGAAGAAATAATGAAGTGGCTTAATTACGCAGCTAAACAAACTCAACCTAAATCAAATACTATTAGAGGGTATGATACTGGTGGTTATGTAGAAGAAGACTTTGCTAAAGGTTCTGAAAATTATGAATATGATTATTCAAGACCAGCTCAAACTGTAACAGGTGGAGATACTGGTACTGAAACTACGGTAGACCCAATGCTTACTGATTTATTAGGTGAAGCTGGTATTGTTATAGACCCAGCTCAAATGGATAAATTTAGACAGTTTGACCCTTCTAAAGACTATAAAGAAGCACAGCAATCATATACTGGAACTATGGATACTTTACAAACTACTGGAGCTGATACTCTTGCAAAACTATTAAAACAAACACAAGGAATGGGATTAGGTGAAGTTAGTGGCATTAGAGAATCTGCTCAACAATCTGCATCAAAAAGTCTTTATCAAGATTATGCAACTAAAGCTGGAAAAGCAGCAGATATATATGAAAGTGATAAGGAAGCTGCCGTAGATGCTTGGAAAACTTCTCAATTAGGTATAGCTGGAGATATAATGCAAGCTGGTGGAGGAATGACTGAAGATGCAAGTGAAGCATCTGCTAATTTTGATTCTTATTTACAAAATATTATGAGCACAGGTAATGACCATTGGGAAAAGTCTCATTTAGAAGCGTATAGAGATATGCCTAGTGGCCCAGAATTTCTTAGATGGTTTCAACAATATGCAGGTGAAGGTGCTAAAATAGGAGGAGATAATGTTAGAAGTATGTGGAGTACTGATAAAGGTGAATTAGAAAAAGCATATGATTATTTCACAACAAATATAAACACATAAAGGATTTATAATGGCTAATCAATATGGAGCAGTTCCTAGACCAACTATAAGAATAGAAAGACCAGAAAGACCAGATTGGGAAGGAATAATATCAGATTTTCAAAAAAAGTTTTTTCCTAGTGAAGAAGAAAAACAAGAATTACGACTTAGAGAAGATGCAAATGATAGGGCTAATGCTTTATTGCAACTTAGAAGAAATGAACAGGTTCAAACCAGTATACAAAATTCTAAGGACAATGCTAGGGCTGATAGACTTGCGACAATTAAAGAAGATGAAAATACTAGGATTGAAGACACACACCAAGAAGCTATAAAAGATAAAGAATTTAAAATTGCAGAAGAAGATTTTAATATTGGCTGGAATGACAGGATTAAAGATAATGATATAGGTGGAGCATTAGCTTGGGCAAGTGGTTACACAACTTCAAATCCTAGATTATCTAAAAAAATAGCTTCTTTAGAAAAAAACTTATCTGGTAAAAATATGATATTAGAAAGTAATGTAACCGCATTAGAAGGTATGCTTCCCGGTATTATAGATAAACTAGGTGGAAGAAGTATTGTAAAAAGTATCTTATTTAAAGACCCAACCGCTATTGCAAAAGAAATGTTAATATCAGAAGTGGGTAAAATAACTGGAGACAATGAAAAAGAATTTGAAAGACAAGCTACGCTCATAGGTCTTAAGTTAAAACAAACTGAACAAATGATAGATAGCCCAGAAAAACAAGCTATCATGACTTCTATAACAGAAGACATAAATAAATTTACAGAAAAGAGTGGGGTTAATGTAGATAACCTTTTAAACAACGTAGGAGATATTGGAATAGATGTAGAAGAAGAGCCAGAGTATAAAGCGAGTGGAGTTGTTGGTTTTTTGGAAGATTTAGCACCAACACTTGGTACAGCTGAAAAAATAGGTGCTAAATTAGGCTTTCCTTCTGCAAAAAAAGCAGTAGATAAAAGAATATATAAAAAAAATATTGAACCTTATTTAATTGATAATGATGCTCATGGCTTAATATTTTATAGTGCCCTTGCAAATGTATATGGAAAAAATAAAGATGGAGAAATAGGGTTCTTAAATGAAAAAGGGGCTAGGCTTTTTAAAAACACAGTCCCAGAAGATAAACAAGAACAAGTATTGTCTGTATTAAAAAGCTATCATACAAACCCTAAAAAATGGCTTTTAGATTATTACAGAAAAAACCCAGATAAGTAATGGCAATAACAAGAGAAAAATTCCTATCTTCTTTTAGGCAAAAGTATCCTCAATTAGAAGACATAGATGATAATGAATTATATGGAAGTTTAATAAAAAAATTCCCTCAATATGAAGGGAAAATAATTAAAGAAAATAATGAGAGTGTATGGGATTCTATGCCGGATATTATAAAGTCTGGTTATAATAAATCTATACAAGGAATGAGTCATGAAATAGCAACAGGTAAAAAGAGATTTGATTTATCTGGCTATGAACCTAGTGTTTTAGAGGATATAGGCTCTGAATTATTATCTAATTTTGCTTCTCTTCCAGATGCTGGTGCTACAATAATAAGTGGAGGTATTGGAGGAGCTGTTGGTAAAAAATTATTTGGTAACTATGTATTTAAAGCATTAGCTAGAAATAAAGTTAAAGAGGGAGTCGCAAGAGAAGTAGCTTCAAAAGCTATAGCTAAAGGTATAGGAGCTTCTGGTGCTCAATTTGGAACATACCAAGGAGCTAGGGATTACTTAAATCAAAAACTTGAAACAGGAGAGGTTAAACCCGGTCAAGTAATTAGGTCTACACTTGGTGGGTTTGCTTTGGGGGGTATAACAGGTGGAAGCGGTGGATATTTAACACAAAGAGGGTATAGTACTCTTTCAAGAATAGGTATAGAAGCTGGAACATTAGGGACTGGAACTCCATTGTTAATGGAAGGAGAACTACCAACTCCTCAAGATTATTTAGATTCTGCTGGCATGGTGTTAGGAATCAAAGCTGTAGGAGGTTTATTAAAATCACCAAAAGCTTTAAAATCAATGGCTAAACGCTATAAAGAAACAGGTTCTTTTTTAGAAATTAATCCAGAATTTGTAACAAGTAAAAATATACCAGCTGATATAAGAAAAAGATATGGTCAAGCAGCTACCGAAACTATTGATAAAGCTAGACAACAATCAGAAGTATGGATGGGGAAAGACGGAAGTAAAGTCCATATAATGGAAAATAATCCTAATAAAAAATATTACAAAGTATACAACCCAAATAGAAATTTAGATGAAAAAGAGCAATTTTTTAATATTAGTAAAAATAAATTTCATAAACAATATAATTTACAAAATAAAACTGTAGACCCAAACACACTACCAAGTGATAGAGATGCAAACTTAAGAAGTATTGAAAAAAGTTTAGGCTTAAATAAAAGCGGTGCTCAACTAAGAAGAATTAAACATATAGGTAAAGAATATAAAGATATATTAGTTGGAGTTGATAAAAAAGTATTAGAAAGTATAAGAATTCCATTAAAAAGTCTTAGTAATAAATCTGCTAATGAATATAGAAACAGTTTATTAAAAGAAGTTCAAATTAAAAAATATGAAAATGATTTTAAAAAGAAAGGTTGGGAGACTAGAAGTACTTTTAAACATAAAATATTAGAAGATTTTTTCCCCAAAAAACTAAGTAATATATTTGAAAAGTTATTGCCAGCAGCTCAAAGAGGTTCAAATGACCCTGCTATGCGTAGGTATATATATGATGTTTCTAGATATCAAGACGCAAATAGTACTTTACTTGGTAATTTTATGACTAATTTATATGGTCTATCTGATAATAATTTCAATATAAGTAGAGCAGAGCTAAGACCTTTTTGGAAAGCTGGAATGAGCAGAAAAGATGCTGAGATGAAATATTGGGAAAATATGACCAATTTAAAAGAAGCAGGTAAATTAGATATGTGGGACGATTTTACTGATGATATTTTTAACAGAGCTAGGCAAGCTGGAATAGAAATTCCCGGATATTTTAAACATTACGTTCCACAAATGTTAAAACGAGAATATTCAGAAATTGTATTTAATGATTTAATATCTGTTAAAGAAAAACAATCAGCTTTATTTAAGTCTATATTAAAAGATTTAAATATAAAAAACAATACTAAAACCTCTACTGGAATTGATGATTTATTAGGAGCATTTAACAATGTAGATGACCTTATTGCTAATAATAAAGATGTTGCTAAAGCCGCTAATACATTAATAATGAAGTCTCTTAATTCAATGAGTAAAGAAACACAATCTGCAATAAGAGCAAATATGAGTAGACAAGGAGAGTTTAGTGCTTTAAAAGCTTACGCTGCTGTTGGAAGACATATTTATAATGATATGTTTAGTACTTTTGGTAATTTAGAAAATACAAGAAAGGCAATTATTCCTCCAGAACTACTTGAAAGACATCTCCCAACTCTTATGTCTCAATATGCAAGTAAAGCCGCTAGAAGAATAGCACAAGTTGAGACATTTGGATTAAGGGGTGAGAGATATAAAGCCTTAATGAAGGGATTAGAAGCTAGAAACCCAAGAGATGCTAGTATTATACATGAATTACAACATCATGTTACTGGTCAAATAAAATACAACACAGAATATGGCTATAGAACAGAGACTAGGAACTTTGTAGATAATGTAATGGCTTGGGAAACAGGAACTAAGATAGGCTTAGGTTTTGCAACTATACCAAATGTAACTCAGTCTATGATATCTACAGCTTTAGATGCTGGCTATTGGAGATTTCTTAGAGGAGTAATGGCTTTAGGTAGTAGAAAAAATAGAGAGTTAATAAAAGCTTCTGGAGCTACTAATTATAGCCAAATAAATGAAATGATGGGGCTTAATAATTCAAGTAATTTAACTGGTGGATTTATAAGACCTACAGTAGATTTCCTTGGCAAGTGGAGTGGTTTTAATACCGTAAATAAGATGAATCAATATTTAGCAGCTTCTACTGCTAGTGTTTATGTAAAAGATTTACATAAAATGGCCAGAGGGAAAGGATTGTTTAGTAAGTCTAGAAAGGCATGGGCTAATAGCAAATTAAAAGAACTAGGAATTGACTCTGAAAAATTTAAAAATTTTAATTTAGATATAGCAAAAGCAGGAGATACTGAGTTAGTTGCTATCCAAAAAGCTATGAGAAGATTTGCTAGCAATACTCAGCTACAAAAAGATATATTAAAAGACCCATTGATGTTTAATAACCCAAAGGTTCTACCATTTGTTCAATTTAAAAGATTTGGATATAGACAAGCTACATATTTAAAAGATATATTAAAGCATGATGCCGCTCATGGAAATTTTATGCCTATGATAAGATTAGGAGTTGCTGGTTTTGCTGGTGGAGCTGGCGTTAATTGGGCTAGAAATTTTGCTAGAGAATTTCTTAGTGGTAAATTAGCTAGGGGAGAATCTGAATATAATCCAGAAGCTGGTGTTTTAAGTAGATTAGTAAAAGAAGGGAAGATACCAGACTTAGATGAATTTATAGATGGCTTATCTTCGGTAGGTGCTCTTGGAGTTATAGGTGATATTATAACACCCGTATTAGATAGTGATAAGAATATGGCTAAGGCTATGGAATTTACTATGACCCCTGCGTTTTTATCAGATATAAACAATCTATATACTCAATTTCTCAACCCACTAGGTAGTGATTTTAAAAATTTTCAAGCAGATGCTTTTAAAAGAATGCCTACTAGATTATTAAGGACTGGAATATTTGGTGGTGCAACTGTTAAATCATTTAGTCAACTTATAGAAACCGAAGGTCTTAAAACACAAAGAATTAAATCTTTAAAGTCAAGAGAGTTAGGGAAAATACTTAGACTATTAGAAGAAAGTGAATATGAAAAAGCATATAGAAATGTAAGACTTTGGAATGAGTCTTATGGTAGCATCTTACCTATTGTGGCATCAGATGTAAATAATAAAAAACTAATAGCTAGAAAAAGAGCAAGATTAAAAAAGAAAGTATAATGCCTAAACAATCTATGTCAGATTTTCTTAAGCCACAGGCTACTACTCCTGTATCTACTAATGTCCATAGTAATATAGATGACTTAATAATACAATCTAAGCTAGATGAGTTTGCACAAACTGGTGTAATGTATACAACACCCCTAGAGTATAAGGGTGGAGTAGATGATGTAGTAGCTAATATAGCTATGAATCCAATGATGACTTTAAAAAGTTTAGGAAGTATAGGTAAAAAATTACTACAAAAAACTGGTTTGCGTAATCCAATATATCATTTTACAAGAGGTGAGAAAGCTAGAGATATATTATCAGAAGGCACTATAAGGGGAACAGGGGAAATGTTTCCGGGGAAACCTTTTTATAAAGACTCTAGAAAATATATAGATAAATTATTAAGCAAAGATAAAACAGGGTGGCTTGACCAAACAGATTTAAAATTTGTAGAACAATTTCCTAAGTCTCCTTCCGTTTCTATTACCAGAGACCCTAAATTTTTATCTAGACCTCATAAGCATGTAGGGACAGATGTTAGATTTGTTATGGATAGAGACGAGATGATAAAAAAGGGATTAAAGATAGAGCCATTTGCTGAAAAAGGTTTTGGAAAAGTCCATAGGACTTGGGATAAAGATAAATTTATAAGAATGAACCCTATGTTTGAATTTGAAGAAAGAGTAAGAGGAAATATTCCTACTGAAAATATAAAAATGATAGACCTTATAAGGTTTTCACCAAATAACTTCCTTACAGACATAAACAATCAAGATTTAATTAAAACATTAGTAAAATCTAACATTCCAAAAATAAAAAGTCAAACAGCCTACAATCAACTCCTAGATTTAAACAAAAGATTAACAAGTAAAAATTGGGAAGACAAAGTTAGTAAGCAAGGCGGTGTTCTACATATTGCAGACACTAGGGGGAATTTATTAAAGTATATAGATGAATTATTAAATACTCCTACTTATAAATTTGACCCATTTAAACGCTAAAAAGGATTAGGAGTTCCACTAACTGTATCTCCTCTTTTATTTGCCATAGCTACTGCATCCTGTTCTGTTTCTGTAACCAAACAACTATTACCATGATAACCTACCTCACAAGAATTAGTCTGTCCATATCTATTCTTAGCTACTATAAGTTCTAAGTAGCAATCACTATTACCATCATCTCCATACCTAGATACCCAAGGATAATGAGAGAATACTACAATCTCTGCGTCTTGTTCTAAGTTACCAGACTCAGCAAGGTCAGATAACCTAGGCACTCTATCATTTCTATGTTCCATATTTCTATTCATTTGTGATACTAATACTACAGACATATCCTCAGCTTTAGCCAACCATTTATAATTACGACTTACATCTCCTATCTTTAAACGCAGGTCTCTTCTATCTTGAGGTGGGTGTTCTATTAATCCTATATGGTCATCAATAACTACGTCTGGCTTAATAGCTTTTATCTCTCTAAACGTATTCTCCATATCTCTTACATCATCAAACATAAACAACCTACCTTCGTATACTTCTTTTATTTTATCCATAGTTTCTTGTATACTATCTTGGTCTAAGCTAATATTATTTCTAAGGTTTCTATATTGTAAGCTATCACTTTCCATAGCTAAAAACTTTTTCATCATCTCCGTATTAGGCATCTCTCTATTAAACATTATTACTTTCTTACCTTGATGTACTAAATTCCTAGCCATATTTGCAGCTACAGTAGTCTTAGCATTTCCGGGTCTACCAGCTATAATAGTTATCTCTCCTCTAGTCATACCTGTTATTACTCTATCTAGTTTAGGCAACCCTGTTTGTATTAATGTGGTTGAATTAAATATAGATTCTTTAGTCTCTTCAAGTAAAGCATTAACACTAAATATTTTATTAGGTTGTAATTTAATAATATTACCTATGGTAGTATGTGCATCTTCAAGTAACGCTTGAGTCTCTACGCTATTATCGTTAATATCTTGAGAGATAGCAGACATTTGTCTATCTAACATTCTTCTAAGGTAATAATTATGCAACATTTTTGCATATGCAACTGCATGAGAAGGAGAAGTTACTTTCTCTAAAAATCCAGATATTTCATATACAACATGATAGCCTGTATTATTTAAATTAACTTTATCAGAGATAGTATTTAAATCTATTTGCTTGTTTTCTTTATGCAGTTTTCTAATTGCAATCCAAACTTTTTTATTAAACTCTGAATAGAAAAAATCATCTGAATCAATCCAAGATAATACTTTATCTATTTGACTTGGGTCTTGTATAACGCAACCAAGTAATGCTTTTTCTAGTTCTACACTCTTCATTTTAATCCTTTAATTTTGGTGGTATTCTGTCTAAGCGTTTTCTTTCGTATTCATTTTTAAACTTTTGTTGTTTATATTCTTTTTCTATCATGCCACATAGATATGGTATATTATATCCTCTATCAGCGTATCCTTTATTAATAAAAACCTGTATCATTTTCATCACTATGTTTTCATCTACATTTTCTATCTTAACAAAAAAAGCACACTTATCTGTATCTTTTAAGTTCCATTTATCACTTACTAAGTTAAATAATTTTTCAATATTACTTGTAAGTTTTGGAGAAACACTAAGCATAAGATTTTTAAGTTTTGCAGATACTTTTTTCTTAGGCATAGTGCTATTACACATAGGACATTTAGCCATTACACATTCCACAATCACCTTTTTCTAAAGGAACACCTGTATAAACTGAAGGTGGTAGATAAATACTTTTTCTAGGATTTTTTTGCCTACCAAATATACTTCTTTTAAATGGTGTAAATGCTTTTTTACATTTGCTACATCTTAGAGGTGGATTAGTACTTGCTTCATATTTTGGGCTAGATTTTACATATGTCTTGTAATGCTCTGCACCTTCTGATGTTTCTGTTACGCAATCCCAATCAATCCAATCGTTTCCTAAGTAATATTTCAATGAATCTACTTTAGCTTTGTTTTTTAAAGCGTATTCAAACTCACGCTGTCTTGTTTTAAACACATAATCTCTACTCATTTTTTTTCCTTTTATTTTAATTAGGTATTACACATTTCACAATCTTTGTATTCTATCCTAATCTTATTAAACACATCATCTGGAAGATACTTATTTGTATTTACCGCTCCAGAGCCACTAATAAATCTAGACCAAGCCTTTGTGCATTTCTTACATCTATATGGAGGGTAAAAAGTATGAGCTTTATTTTTCTTTGTTGCGTTATCGCTTATTGTATACTTTAAATAATGTTCTCTTCTTGGGCTTATCTCACTTACACAATCCCAATCAATAAAATCATCTCCAAGGTAATTGACCAAAGAATCTAGCTTGGCTAAGTTTTGATACACATGATTAAATTCAAACTTACTATTAATCGTATCTGCTCGCTTGCCTTTTTTTATCTCTATTTTAAACATCTCATAGTTGCTCTTCACTTCTTACCTTTTTTCTTTATTCTTTTATCTTTTGATTTTAACCTACTAATAATAAATATCTCTCCTCTATCTTCCTTAAATGCAACCCAATCACAAGTCCCAATAGATAACCATTTAGGTATAGTTTTTCTAACCTTACATTGTATTTTAATAGGCTTTATGTCTTTGCTACCACCAACAAGAATATCTACATCTTCTGCACAATCTGGTAGAGAGAGCCCATTTGAACCATAGGCTCTCCTAACATTTTTATATCCCATCTCTTCTAGCTTGGCAACAACCTCATACTCAAATCTATTTCCTTTTGCTTTGCTTTTTGATGGCATTACTTTTCCTCTTTCTTGTTTTTCTTTTTTTCTTGAATGGGCTTTCTAGAAATCTCTCTAAGCCTATCTCGACTTTCTTCCAAAATTCCATCTACTTTCTCCTTCATATATTTTTCGTACTTTTCTTTATCTCCTTTCATATCTAAATAATTATAAAAGAAATCACTAAGTACTTTTATTGTTGTTTGATTATTCATAGCTACTTGATATAAGTAGTCTATCTTTTTTTGTGTTTTGTTTTTTTTGTTTCTTTTCATAGCGTAAAGTTTTTGGGGAACTTGGTAGCCAACCACATTATTTATTTATCATTTATTTCCAAAAATGAACTAATGTTTTCCCCAAAATATAATTATTCTCCAATTAATATTTTTAATATATCATTTACTTTCTTTTCAATTCTATGTAATCTAACTATAATACTTATAAACATACAAAGCATAAAGAAAACAAATGCTTCCCACCCAAATATAAAAGTTAAATTGTCGTTAAATAAACTATCAAAGTAATGTTTCATATATACTCCTTATTTTAATTAAAGTCTTAAGGCACTTTAGAGGATAAAATACAAAACCTCAAGGTGTGCCTAAAACCTAACAACCATACCCAAAAGGACAAAAAGGTATAGAGTCACAAGGAAATTTTTGGGGTGTTATAGCACACCCCTAGCTATTATTGTTAAGAGGTTAAACTATAGGTAGCGTAACCTTTACTGTTATCTGTTGTTATTCTCATGTTAAAAGTAGTTCTAAGAACATGAATGATAGCTGCTAATCTCATTGTACCAAAACGAGTTAACGCTGATTTTGGTGTTAGCTTTCTACCAGATAGTAAGTATGTTCTCACTCTTTCTATTTTACTCTTTCTTTTTCTAGCCATTTTGACTCCTTTTCATATGTTTTTCTTAGTGCTCTTATTATTGCTCTGTCTTCCCAAGCGTTCCATTCATAAACGCTTTTTCCTCCAGAGTATTCTTTAGATGTTCTAATTAGCAATCTTGTGCCAACTTCCCACCCAAACTTATCTATAAATACATCATGTATCTTGTTCCATTCTTTTATTTCCAATAGGATTACCTCCGTAGTCAGTATCTAGTCTACTAGGGTATAACTCCTCTTCTTCTTTGGTCATTCCTTCTTCTACGTTTTTTTCTGCTATTCTGTTATATTCTTTTATTAATTTATCTCTGAATATTTCAGCTTCTTTTATAAAAGAATCTAATTCCAAATGCTGATTAATTGAAGTATTAATAGCCCTAATAATTATATCATATTCGCTATTTGTTATCTTCATTAAAATGGTAAATCAGCTTCTTCACGTTTTCCGTTTGCCCACTTAAAAACACCAACAGCTTGGGGGCTAATAACATCTTCCCCATCTCTATTTTTCCAAGTATCGTGACCAACTTTAATAATAGCAGGTAAGCCTTCTACATCAGCAGGGTTAATAGAAGGAAGTGCGTATACAGTTTTTCCATTTACTTCTTTTTCTTCTACTTTTAAACCTAATGATTCTACCATAGCTTTATACCCACCATTACCACCAGTATTAGGTTCTAAATTAGGGCTATCTGGAGTTTTAAATCTAAAGAAACCCTTAGACCTAACCTCTTTACCAACAAAACGAGAACCAGATATTCCATTAAACTCTTTATCTGAATTTTCATGTGCTAGTTTAAAGATAATGTTGTATATATCAGCTAGATATTTACCACGAATTACTACATCTTCCTTAACGGTAACATCTTTGATGTGAGCGTAGTACTCTCCTTCTGGTGTTATCACATTAGGTGTATCTTCTGATGGGTCATAGAAGGACTCTCCCCCTACCATATCATCTAGTATGTTCTCAACCATTATTTGACTCCTCTTTTAGTCTGTTTATTTTACTTATTACTCTAAGTATATCTGTTCTCTCAATGTCTCCATTCTCTATAGAGTTAGATATCTTTGTTTTCCATTCGTCACTTAACCCCTCCATTTCACTATGAATATAATCTATATCTTCTTTAGTTAATGCAGGGTCTTCGACTCTATTTCTGTAAACATCATCAGCGATATTCATATACATATTAAATGCTTTTTTAATACAATCTGTATTAGCAGATTTAATATCATTTCCTATGTCTACAAACTCATTAGAGCCTTTCTTTTTCTGTATTCTATGTGCCGCTGTCATATCTCCTTCTCTCCATATTCCACCTTCATACCATTTTAGTCTTCCGTGTACTACAAACGCTTCACTACCTAATACCTCTGTATTTATAATAGTCCAAGACCAACCTGCAAAATATTTATCTGCAAGTTTTTTCATATATGAAACCTCTACATAGTCTTGACCCATCTTCTTTTTTACAAAAGCTCTAGGTGTATTTTCCATAGATACTTTATCATGTAATTCAGTAATAGATGTAAGTCGTAATGATGTTAAACTTTGTTCTATTGCTTCGTTACTTACAACAACTTCTTTCACGCTTCTCCTCCTTCAGTAGTCATTACACTCGACATAACATCTAAAAGTCTAGTTGCATCTTTATCAGCTCTTTTTAAAGACAATTTAAAATCATCTAGTTCTTCATCTTGATTAGCAACTACATACATTAGATGTTGCAATGCAATCTCTACTTGTTCTATTCTAAAGTCCAACTTACTTAATTCCTTTCTTATTGGACTTGCTCTTCTCTTCATTACCATTTTCTCTCCTTATCTTTTTTTTTGGTTTATCATTAGTAACTTCTGTTAACTCACTAATAAATAAACTGCTTTTTTTATCTCTTTCAATCATAGCAACCATTAATAAAAGATAATTTATTATATCTTTTATTCTTTCTTCAATAGGTTCTGAGTATGTTTTTCTAGTTTTAAAATAACTAAACAAACTAGATATATGTTTTGATAAATACACAGATAAAACCTCTATAGGTTCTATGCCTAAGTTGTTAGATATATTATCAAAATTCCATAGAACATTATCATTGTGGTTGCCTTCTGTATATTCTATTCTTTTATTATCTGATAATTGAAGTGTTTCAGATATAAAAGAGTCTCGCATTTTTTTATATTGTTTTTTATTCATTTTTACTCCTCTTATATAAGACTCATAGCTTTTGAATATGTCTTACCTACTATACCAGATTGAATAAGACGTTGGCTATGTAGGTAATATGCTCTCTTATAAGATATTTCTCCGTCTTGATAATAATTTTCTGGTGCTATAATTGGTACAGAAATTGCATATAATTGCTTTTTAGTTAATTTAGTATAGTCAATACCAGCTTTTTTTATTTCTTTTAATGTATATTTGTCCATTCTATACCTTCCTATTTTTAACCCAATAATATGTTAATAATAATAAAAATACCCCCATACTAAAACATAGAAATGCAAGACTTAATACAAAAGCATTACATACCCAAGTTGCTAAATCAAATACTATCATTTTATTCTCCTTCGTAATATATACACGATTCACTAACAGAACAATAACGTTCACATTTTACACCATTCCAACGCTCTTCCTCACTACACATCTCTGGCATATCTCCAGTAGATAATGCGTGTTCTAAGGATTCTTTTTTAGATGTAAACTTATTAATCAAATGTTCATTATGTATCTTAGGTACTTCAAGCAAATAGATATTTCTATCTAAACCTCTTTCTCTTGCTATCTGTACACCACCATCTCTAACTGTAAGTTGCATAAGCATTTTATCTACAGGATAATTATTCTTTTCTAATAAAAATCTATAAAAGTTTAATTGCCAAGCCCAATCTCCAAAGTCTACAGCATTCTTATCTATATAAAACTGCTTCATTCTTTTTGGACTTCCTTTCTTACCCCACTTACTATTTCTTTTATACTTTTCTGTTGGGTGGTCTACATATCTAAACTTTATACCTAGACATTGAGCAACCTTATATGAACCTGTAAGTTTATAGTCTATAATAGTTCTAGTCTTTTCATCATATAAATCTATCACACCTGTTATTCCAAGATGTTCTAATGGTAATTCTGAATGTAGCCTAGATAAAACTTCTGCAGAATTTTCTAGTTTTTCGTGATGTAATGTACCAGCTAAAGAGAAAGCACTATTTTGAGGGTTTATGTAATAGTCTGTAGTTCTCTCTAAATATGCTTGACAAGTTCCATTAATTAACTCTGTTGTAGATGGCTTTCTATTCGGGTCTCTCTCTTGAGTCATATGTATTAAAGAAGGTAATGCTATACCCATTTTCTCTACGTCTACATCTCCACTAATTACTTTATCTACGCCAATCTTCTCTCCGTCTGGATATATAAATCCTTTTATCGGCATCTAATCTCTCCCTTTTTAGTGGTTGAATTTACAATTTCACCCTTGCACTCACAAGAACTTTTTACTTTTTTATTATGTTTTATTTGAGCAAGTATTTGACCTGCTTTTTTCCAACCATAGTCTGTAACTAATCCCTTTATTTTTCCCATTCTAATCCCTCTTCTTCTTTGTTTTTATCCATAGCTTCTACTACTATATCTCTATCTTCTACTATCTTTTGTAGATATATACCACTTTCTTCTAGCAAACCAAGTTCATCTTCTATAAATCCGTAAGTATCTCTACGAACTCCTCTAGAATCTGGATATACTGCTAGCTCTACAAGTATAGTTTCGTAGTCTGCATCTATATCAAACGATTTATTATTCATTATTACTTCCTTCTATTGTGAACTTTTCAGTTCGTTTATTTACATATTCTAATAACTCAGAACCTATAACATATTTTAATTGTCTTTGAATATTAGAATCTTTATACATAAATTTATTTAGTTTTGTTGGAGTTTTTTCTTTACTTAAATATATTCCTTTTTCTATAATAGCATTACATATTTTAATCCAATTTAAAATTTTAGTTTTATTAAGTGTACCACTATGATGCCTAAACTCTATAGTTCCGTGATAATACCTAGCGTGTAAGTTTAGACCATAATATCTACAATCATTATATTTTTCTGTACTAGGATAATAACCATCATAGTAATAATCTACTAATGATTGTTCACAATTATCTTTTGCTATGCTTTTTAAATTATCCATACTAATAGGAAACTTTTTACACCAATTAGATTTTCTTCTAGAAGGTGGCATCATATTAAATATAGCAGGTTCTAATACTTTATAAACAATACCTATAAATGCTATTTCTCTAGCAGATAAATCTAGAGAATTAAAATGTATATGTAAACCACAAGACCTATTGACTCTAGCTTTATAGTCAAATGCCCAATGTGTTAAGTTTGTAATGTTATTATATAGAGAATCTCCATTTGCAGGAGTAGAGACCATCTCTGTTCCACTATATCCTTCGTCTGAATGTATAGAACCATCGTGGCAATGAGTCCAACCACTTGGATTATCTATAGTTTGTAAATCGCTAGGATATTGACACTCTGATTCTATACCTACATATCTTTTAATATCTAATTTGTTAAAAGTTGTAGAGGTTCTAGTGTTAGAAGGTAATGATAAATTATTATTAAAATTATCTACGCAATTACCTTGACATTCTGAATCGCAATTTTCACATAGAAGCTCTTCTCTATCGTCATTCCAATACATATAATCTCTATCTCCAAGATGGTCGCATCTCTCACAATGAGAATAATACTCACCAAAACAACCATCGCAATATGGTGTATCACTAGGACTCCAATATACTTCATCTATATATATTTCATCTGTACAAGCATCACATACATAATAATCATCTTGACATACATCACATCTATCACTATCATTTAGTTCTGCTACCTCTTCTCCACAATCATTACAACAAAGAAGCTCTACTGGAGGTGGTTCTAGGTTATTGTTTACTTGTCTTGTTTCTGGCATAATTATACTCCTATATTAGTAGTTATAACTCCTACAATTAATCCATTAATTACCTTTAGCCAATTAAGTTTCTTTAAAGCATTATATATATCTACTTCTAAAGTATCACTATTTTTATCTATGTCTACTTTAATAGATGATAAATTATCTACTTGATTTATAAGAAAATCTAAGTATTCATCATAAGAATAATTAGCTAGAAAAGGATTTTTCTTTGCTCTTTTATATAAAGTCTCAATTACATATTTCTTAGACTTTAACATTATAGAGTTAGGAAATCCTACTAGAATTACCTTTTTCATTTTTATCTCCTTCTGTTAATAGTTTAGGGGGTTCAATACCTAAAGAATTAAAATCACATTGTATACATATCCATTTATTTATATCATCATCATAATCTAATTCATCATCTCTAGTCTCTTCGTAACAAACCTCACAATAGTTTACATTATCTTCTAATAACATCTTACTAGCAGGACTCATAGAAGAATAATCCTCATCTGGCATATGCTCTGCACAATAATTGTCTACATAAGTATAGTCTCCACAAACTTGACAATAGTTTTTTGTGTAGCTATCATTATATGATTGAGTATCTCTATCACAACTACCATAGTTATTATAATATCCATAATGCCCACCATAATAACTACCAGATATATAGTTGTTTGTTTGACTAATAGTTTCAAACTTCTCTATATCAAATATAGGACACCTAGCAAACTTATTAGTATTATAACTATATATTTTATCTTTAGAGACATTCTTTATTTTCAATACTAGACCTGCGTCTATCATAGCATCTTCCATTATACTTCTTGTACTAGCAAAGAATAATACCTTAGCTTTTTTCCAATAGGAAACTACCATAGGTCTACCACTTTCCCTAGCTAGATGTAGAGTAGTATTATTCTCTTTTGCCCAAGCTACTGCAAAGTCTCCATTTATATTTTCAAACGCTTTAGATTTATCTAATCTATTAAGAGATTGAAATATAACTTCTGAGTCTACTTGAGGAATAGTCTTACCTAAACTTCTAGCTACTTGATTATAATTATATATAACTCCATTATGTATACCTACAACTTCACCTATTGTAAATGGGTGTGCATTATTTACTACTTTTGCTCCCGTAGTTGCAAATCTAGTATGCCCTAGTACAATAGATGTTTTTCTATCTATTTTATCTATAACATTTTGCCATTCATTTGTTCTAGTTAATGTTACAGAATCAGTTAGTGTCTTGTAGGTATATCTATCTACAGGATTCATAATAGAGAAGCCTGTACTATCAGTACCTCTCCTAGATGATTCTTCTGTAAGATATGTAAATGTACGCTTAAGAATTTCTAGCTGATGGTCTGACTGACTATTGCTAGTCTTAGCGAATCCAAATATACCACACATATACTATATCTCCTTTTGTTTATTGGTTGTCTATTTGTCTATTTGTTATATACTCACAGGCTTCACTACCACCTATTATATTTATTAATTTAATAGGTTCTATTTTAAAGAACCTGCCTTCATTGTATATAATTCTATTTATTTTCTTACCTCTATTTGTAGATAAGTTCGCAGTCTCTTTTGTAGACTGCATTATATTATATAAAAATTCTATCCATTTCATTATAGGTCTTGATTCTTCTGTACCTTCGTGGTGTCTAAATTCTATTGTGCCGTGATAAAATCTAGCGTGTATATTTGTACCTATATATCTAGCCGTATTGTATCTATTTGTATTTATATCTGTTTCATTCCAATTTATATAATAAAATTTAGAGAAATCTACTATGTCTTTACATTTTATTATATTATTATAATTAGCTATAAATCTTTTAGCATAACTAGAATCTCTCCTGTCTCTAGGTAATGACCTTGTTAATTCACTATCTATCTTAGACATAATTAAAGATATAGCTTGTAATTCTTTAAACTTAAAGTCTCTAGCATTAAAATGTATATGTACTCCACAAGTACTATCAACAAAATTACCTAAATCGTTATGATGGTCTTCTAATTCATCTACACTTCTTTTTATACTATCTCCTACAAGTGGTGCAACGTGTTTAAATTCTACTCCTCCGTCACTTAGAGAGCCATCTGATACAGCTTTCCAAGCTGTAGGGATATCAACATTGTCTAAATAGTGTTCACAATCATCATAATCTGTAATCACTTCACTCTCTACAGAACAATGTCTATTAATTGTATCATTTTTATTTACTTCTATAACATAAGGTGCTCTATATCTATTTTGTGTACTATACAATAAATTATTTAATTTTTGCTTACTACAACTATTGCATAGACACATATCAAAACAATATAGATATTCATTATCTAGTTTTTTCCTACAAGATGAAATATATTTCATTCTATTGTCTTTTGACTTAGATAAACATATTTCTAAGTCTAATATTGTATAATTACCACAATGATTACAAGATTTATATAATGCACTTGTGCATTCAGTACAAATATTTTTTATACCACTATCTTTCACATAATTTAATACTTCTGAACGTATTCTATTTTCTCCGTCTACATTATTTATATATTTAAAGTTATATTCCTCTAAGCACATATCACAATCTACTTTTAATTTATCATAACAAGTATTACAATATGTATGCTCATTAACTCTACGAGATGTCATTTCCCTAGGGACATATAATAGATTACATTTATCACAACAATACATCTCTCTTATTCTTCCATAAGAGAATGAACCTTTCATTTCTTTTTCTATCATTTTAATTCTTGTATGACTTAAACTAAAGAATCTAGAATAACTATAATTAGAATTAATAGGCTTTACCCATTCTATTTTAGCTAAATTCTCTACAAGTGGCTTAGACTCATATTTCCAACTTAGACAGAAACTAGCTATACTATATGCACCTGTTGTATCTATAGCGTTTTTATTAATATTTTGTAGAATCTCACCCATCTCTGGGTTATCTTTATAATTAGGATATCTTTTATGTAGTGGATTATAGAACAATACATTATTACCATTAATTTTCGTAGAAAATATAGGTATATAAGATTGAAATAATATATCTTGACTTCTTGCTACATATATTCTCTTAGTAATTTTATGTTGTAGAATAAATCTATGTGGTGCAACATCTCTCCCATATCCTTCTATAAAGAAATCTGATATTACTTTTTTAATTGTAAACATTCTACCATATACACTATAATAATTCTCTATTTCACTATATAGATAATTATATAAAGTTTTAGTATAATCTTTATTTATAAGTTTTGCTAGATTATTTTTATCTATATCCTCCCAAGAAATATGTGTATAACTTACATCAAAACACATTCTAGGATTTAAAACTAGAACTTCATTTGAATATCGCATCTCTAACCTCTTTAGCTATATAAATTATATAATCTTTATATATATAGACAACACCACTAGATATTATACTTAATATACTAAGGTGTGTCTCTCCACAAGAGCCTAGTAGATGATGTATTATCTCTTTCATTTTCTACTCCTTATTTATTATCCTGCACTCCAATATACATTCCCTTTATATTCTACAAATTCTTTCATCTCTATATCTGAATTTACTGCTTTTATAACTCCCATTCTAACAAGTGTCTCTCTAGAATTTTTAAATTTCTTAGGTTTATAGAATTGAAAATTACCATAGTCTTTAGGTAGGTAATAAGCAACTACCCATTTTTTATCATCTATATACATTTGCTTTATACTATAATTCCAATCTACATTACTCATTTTCTACTCCTTATATCCAGAATCTATTTTTTCTTTTATTATTTCTTTGCAGAAATCTTTAATTTCTACAATCTCTCCATAGTATAATATATCTCTAATTAGATACATAATAGCTTTTATTAAAGCATTTCTATCCATTCTCTACTCCTTTTATTATTCTATAAATTTTTCATTATATAAAATACAAAGTATATTAACATCATTACAATCCATAATGCTATAAATGTTTCTTGTACTTTCTCTAAAAAGTCTATCATTCTATCTATTCTATTTTTATCTAACATAACCACCCCTATATATAAAAAAAGTAGTAGAATATAAAATCTCTACTACTCTTTTTTTGTTAATAAATATTTTTTAGTATTCGTAAATACCTTCTATTTCCTCAAGTTCTATCTTTTTAGATAGAGGTTTTAAATCTTTATCATATTTTAAGCTAGGGAACAAATCTTTTGTAGCTTGTTGAATTGTACGCAATTTGTGCCAGACTCTTATTTTATCTTTAAATTTGTCTAATGTGTCATTTTTTCTACGCATTTGCAAACTATATATATATTTCATATATTATCCTTTTTCTATTATTACCAAGTTCTTTTGTCGATACCTCGTCTAAATCCAATTTTCTTAGTAGGTAAGTTTCTTAGAACAAATCTCGCTCTATCTCGTTTATGTCTACGCTTGTCTAGTTCTATTTCTTTAGCTTGTTCTATCTCTGTAAGCGTTTGCCCTATGGTTAATTTTTTGTAGATTGTTTTCGTGTCTAAGTCTCTAACTTCTATTATGTATCCTAATTTATTTTCCTTAGAGCGTACAATTTCTATAATGTTCCAAAGCTCTATCTGCGTACTAGGTTCTAGTCTTATATTTTTCTTATCTTTTATAATCTCTAGTATATAATTATTAGACTCTATATTTTTTATATATCTAATTATTATAGTACCCTTTAATTTTATATTGCCGTATCTGTAGAGATTAAAAGGATTACTATCTTTATAATTATGTAGAAAAATATCTCTCCTAGAAGGAAGCCCGTTAGAACTTCCTTCTATTCTATGGTTTTTATTCTCTATCATTACTTACTTATATTAATCGTAACTTTTCCGATTGTTTGACCTAGTGGTAAATTATCCTCCCAAGCTATTTTGTTTTCTTTAACTACAGATTCGAACTTCTCCCAAGCCTTTTTTATTTCATTTGGTGCATAATGCATTTTAGGAGGCGTAGATATTTTTCCTTCTGCAATCATTTTGCTTTGAGCTTCTTTAGTTAGATAACCAGCCTCTACCATTTTATTTGAATTTTCAAAAGATAATAATTTCATTTTATTATGTCCTTTTTTTCTATGCTTTGAACTTCTACAGAGACATTTTTTCTATATTTGAAGTTCTCTACATGGTTGTTTTTTTTATGTCTCATGCTGACAATTTACAAATAAAAAGTAATATGAGTCAATAAAAAAATACATATATATTAAGATAAATGTTAATGATAGGTCTATACGAAATAATAATGAATAAAGCAAGTGTTATTTTTAAGATATGTATAAAATGTGCTGTACATCACACTTAAAAATTTAGTGCTTGTTTATTAACTTGAACGGCGTTAAATTTCGGGCTTTTTAATATTTTCGACTGCTTAGTCGAGTTTTCGACTACTAATTCGAATTTTCAACTGAATAGTCGAATTTCAACTAGGAACGGGGGGGCGACCAATTCGCGAATATAAGACTACACACATTGTAGCCCTATTTTTTTAGAATGGTATGTTTATTTACTAAGTCCTAATGGCTGCTATACTACTTACTGGGCCAAACATCTCGCATAATTTGTGTATATCTTTGAAATGGTAGTGTGGTTGCTTAATATGGTGTTCTGCTTTGTCACTAAAGTATACTGCTTGTTCAGCTATATAGAATGTTCCTTCCTCTACATAATGCCATTCTTTTGAATTTACTAACAATACGCTCTTTACCTCACCTACAGGCAATAATATACTCGGTCTCACTTCTTTTTCCCCTTTTTCTCTTTCAATTTTACAATTTCCACTACTCTATCCGTAAACAGATTGATGTGATTTGCACAAACTTCAGCGTCTTTTCGCTCAATAAACCGTTTTATTGGGTAATCTGGGTGTTTTCGATTGATAAATGCTCTTCCCCTAATCATATACCAAACTTCTTCCCGATTAGTTTGTATTATTCCGTACAAATCTTAACCTTTTTCATATAATGAAGTTACATATTATCACATAAGCTTGCAAGGCTTTTTTATATTTTTATTAGTAGAATTTTTTTTCTTTTTGTTATAATACGCTAGTATTATATTTTTTCTTTTTTTATTTGTTTAAACTCTGGGGCTAAAAAGGCCCTATAACTTACAAACAAAACTAATAAATTGCAAGATAAAAATAAAAATCAATAAAAAAAAATTTTTTTCTTGTGAAAGTACCTATTTTACTAGTATATTTTGGGCATGAATAGAGGGAATATAAAGACAATAGCGAGAAATTACTGTGCTAATTACAATGTGGGAAAGTGTTTAGGGTGTATGTTTACCAGAGAGACAGGTGTTTTAAGCATGAAATTAGATAGTAAGCTTGCTGGGAAAGAATGTTCAGTAGAAAAGGGTTGTGACTACTTTGATGCAATAGTAGTACCCGGTATATTGGATATTAGGGATAGAAACTCAATAAATAAAAACATAGGAGAGAAATAATGAAAATAGCTATAGGTGGACACGACTATACGGTTAATTTAGTTGATAGCAAGACAACAAGTGATGGTAAAATGTTACTTGGTAATCACGATGCTAGGACTTGTACTATTAATTTAGATAGGGAAATGTCTACAACTAGAACGAGAGAGACCTTTTTACATGAAGTTATTCATGTTATACTAACTAATGCAGGTATGCAGAACCATGATGAAGTGGTTATTGATGCTACCGCAAATGGATTATTACAACTAGGAGTAGGTGAATTTTTGTGGAAGAAATTAAAAAAGTAATAAAGTTAATTTATTACTACATAGAGGCAAAGTTTATATTATTTGTGATATATCTACTCTCCATGCGTAAGGGGGTATCTAAATGAAGCGTGCTATTGTTACCCCCGATAAGCATTTCCCATTTGAAGACAAAAAAGCTATAAAGGTTTTATGTAAGGCGATTGAATTAGTAAAACCAGACATATATATAGATTTAGGTGATGTTGGAGAATGGGAATCAGTTTCGCATTGGCAATGGAAGAAAAAGAAGCGTCCTCCCCTTGAATATCAGCTTCCTTTTGTCCATAAAGATATAAAAGATGTGAATAAAGGTATGGATACCATTGACGCTTCGTTAAATAGGGCAAAAACGAAGGAAAAACATTTTGTCGAAGGTAACCATGACGATTGGTTAAATCGCTTTGTAGACGAAAATCCATACCTTAGTGATACAATGCGAGTTGAAAAGGCTTTAAAGCTTAAGGAGCGTGGTTATAAATATCATAAAATAGGTAAATATTTAAAAATTGGTAAGATTAATTTTTATCATGGTCATCATTTTGCTGGGGTTACCCATACAAGAAACCATTTATTAAGATTAGGTGGTAATGTAATGTATGGACATCATCACGACATACAACAATCTTCCATTACTCATATAGATGGAGTTAAAAGTGCTTGGAGTATTGGTTGTTTAAAGGATATGTCTGACGAAGCTAATGAATGGTTAGGAAATAGAAGACATAATTGGCAGCATGCTTTTGCTATTGTAGACTTTCATAAGAATGGAAACTTCAATGTTACTGTTCATCAGATAGTAAATGGAGTTAGTACAGTAGACGGAAAGGTATTAAAGGCATAGTGAAGACCAGAAAAATAAAAAAAATAGAATACCCATTATTTAAAGATGAAAAAGAGTTTAAATACTATATGCCAAATAAGTATCTTACTAAGAATTGGCGTGATGGAGAAGAAGGAGATTGGGTATTAACAGATGATGGTCAAGTTTGTATGGTTATTAAAAGGGGTTCGCTTTCTCACGGTACTTCTAAAACAATTAAACAAGACTATGTTAGAACAGTTATAGGTTCTTTTTTATGTAAACCTTCTGTAAAGATGGGAGGTAGAATGAGAAAGAATATGTATTCTTTTGGTAGTAGGGATATAACTCCAAAAGAAAGACAAAAAGAAAGGAAAAAGCCTACTAATTCAGAATTTCTTTTTGCTAAGTATGTAGCAAAAGGAGATGATATAGTAGATGCGTTTATTAAGGCTTTTCCAACAAACAATAGAAAGTATGCTAAAAGAGAAGCTGGTGTACTTTTAAGGACGAATAGGGTAAAAAGTTTGGTAAGAGAAGAAATAGATAAGCTCATGAATGAAGCAGAGATAACTCCTCTGTACATTTTAGAGAAAATGAAAGATATCATTGAGTCAGAAGGTTCTAGGGATAGTGATAAAGTTTCCTTACTTAAAGAACTTGTTAGTATAGCAGGTATGAAAGATACAGAAAAGAAGTCGGAATCTGTTACTGTGTTCCAAGGATTTTCACCAGAACAGCTCAATGCTATAGGTGGAAACAATGTTAAGAAGCTTGCAAAAGCTGAAAGAGAAATAAAAAAATGAACCTCTATGAAATAGTAATGGAAGTTCTCAAAGCAGCTAAGGAAAAAGGAGTATCCCTTGAAAATGATTGGGAAATAGAAGATATAGCTACTGAAATATATGATATGTTTTACAGTAGTGAGATTATTGGAAGTTATATAAGTAATGGATACATAGAAGACCTTAAAGACTATTGGGAAGATAATAATTTAAATGATTAATAAGTTAGCCGTATACGGAACATTAAGAAATGGTAAAAGAAAAACATATAAGATTAATGGTTTTAGCCTTGTTTACCCCGGGCATTATCGTTACCCTGCTGCTATTATCAACAATAATTCTACTGGAATGGTTATTGAGTTGTTAGATGTAGAGCAAGAAGATATAAATGGATATGATATATATGAAAGTGTTGATTCTGGATTGTACGATAGAAGAAAAGTAACCGTTTATGAAAATGATAAAGAAATTAACGCTTGGATGTATACAGCTGGGCCACTATTATTACAACATAAAACAGTATTTGAGTTAGTTCCAGAGCAGGATTGGTTATCAAAAAAGTCGAAGAAAAAAAGAATTTTAACATAAACAAAAACAATGTTTCTGAAAAAGAACAAGTTCTTGAATTAGCTAGAAAAGATGTCATATCTTTTGGCCAATTATTTATGCCAGAAGATTTTATGAAATCAACCCCAGCTCCATATCATTATGAATTAAGTGACTTATTATTAGATGATACAAAAAAACGCAACTGCATTATATTACCTCGTGGTCATAGCAAGTCTACTCTTGCTAAAGCAGCTCTTATGTATTATTTATACTTTAATCCAGAAGGTAAAAAGGAGTTTATAGCTTGGGTAGCAGAGGAACAATCTCAAGCAATAGACCATATTAAATATATACAAAACCATATAGAGATGAACCCTGCTTTAAATTACTACTTTGGTAATTTACAAGGCAATAAGTGGACTGAAAAAGAATTCACCACATCTAAAGGAGATAGAGTAATAGCAAAGGGAACATCGCAAAGGCTTCGTGGTAGGTCTCAACTTGGATTAAGATATACAAAAATTATATTAGATGATTTTGAATCTGAGTTAAATACTAAAACCCCAGATAGAAGAAGAGAGATTAAAGAGTGGGTTATGTCTACTGTAGAACCTGCCTTAGAAAATTCAAAAGGAAATGAGGGTTCTGTATGGTTAATAGGTACTATAGTTCACTTTGATTCTTTTTTACAAAGTATATATGATGGATATACAGAAGCTAAAAGAGATAAAAGAAGATATGCTTGGAATGTGTTATATAAGAAAGCTATTACTCCAGATGGTGATGTTCTTTGGCCTAGTTATTTCTCAAAAGAAAAACTAAAAGATATAAGAAGAAGATTTGAAGATGTAGGTTTAATTCATAAATTTGCACAAGAATATTTAAATGAAGCTCGTGATTTAGCTAATGCTAAATTTAAAACAGATAAAATAAATTATTATAACCATGAGTTTCACAGTAGAGATAATTATGCTTATATTGTAGATAAAGATGATGCTATTCCTATAAATGTGTATATAGGTGTTGATTTAGCATATGAATCTAATAGTCATAATGATTATCAGATTATAATGATTATAGGTATAGATAGCGATAGAAATTTTTATGTATTAGATTATTTTAGAGAACATATTCCATTATATGATATGCCTATAGAAATATTTAATTATGCTAAGGAATTTTCTCCAGTTAAGCGTGTTAATGTAGAAATGGTTGGAGCACAGGGAATTATTAAAGATGCAGTTAATCAAATGTCTGGAAAAGATAGAAAAGTAGCTCCCGGAATTGCATTAGGCGTTAGACCTCCTACAGGTATAAAAAAAGAAGATAGGCTTGAATCTTTATTAGCTCCTATTGTTAATAGAGGGAAATTATTTATAAAAAGAAAACATGTAGAACTTGTAGATGAAATGTTTCAATTTCCAAAAGGAAGACATGATGATGTATTAGATGGGCTTTGGTATGCAATAAATAACGCTAGACCACCAAGAAGTAAAAAGTTTGAAGCGGCTGAGTTTTTAGATGAAAATTCAAAAAGAATGAAAAAAACTAAGACAAAAAAGATAATATCTTGGGTTACTGGACTAAAAATTTAAAATAATACTTGCGTATATAGAAATATTTTATTATATTATGTGCAATTATTTAAATGAAGAGGTGTACCTATTTCTAGTATAAGAGAACTAGAGCAGAACGAAGCTCAACACTCTGAAGTTAACAAAGAGCTTTGGAGAATGTGGAGAGACGCTAGAGCTGATTGGGATACAGAGGCTAGAGAGTCTGTAGATTTTTTCCTTGGCAATCATTATTCACAAGAAGAATCAGATGCGTTAAGAGCAGTTGGGCAGGGAGACTTTGTCATTGATAGAGTTTATGCTGCTATAGAAAAATTAAAATCATTATTAACTTCTAGGTCTCCAAAATATAGTGCTGTTGGTAGAGAAGATTCAGATAGTAGAATGGCAAATGTTTGGAGAACATTATTAGAATATGTTTGGGATATATCAGATGGAGATACTCAATTTAAGCAGGCTGTACATGATTATGCAACTGCTGGAATGGGTTACTTTTATGCTTATATAGACCCAGAAGCAGATTTTGGAAGAGGTGAAGTAAAGTTTACATATGTAGACCCATTTAGAGTCTATGTAGACCCAGCCTCTAGAAATCGTTATATGGACGACGCATCTGGTGTTATTTTGTCTACCATCTTAACAGAAGACCAGTTGGTTAATTTATACCCTCAAGTTGAGCCATTCCTAAAAGATATTGAGTCTTATTATGAAGAAGAGGATTATCCTGCTTCTAACAAACGTAATAGTTCAGTTTCTTTTACACCAGATACCACTTACGACTTAGAGTTTAGTAGAGTTAGTAAGTATAGAATACTAGAAAGGTTTTCTAAAATAAAAGTTCCTTTCTATAGAGTATTCAACAAACAGGATGGCTCTGAGGTGATATTAGATGAGCAAAAATATACAGAGTTTATAAATCAAGACCAAGTAAAATTGTTGATGGAAGCTGGCTTGATTGAAATTATAGAAGTTAAGCAAACAAGAATTAAAATCACAGCTACGGCTGGTGAAATATTATTATATGAGACTATTTTAAATACAGATATATACCCATTAGTTCCAGTTCCTAATATATGGACAGGTACTCCTTATCCGAAATCTGATATATCTAAAATAAAAGACTCTCAAAGATTATTAAATAAACTTTTCTCTCTCACTCTCTCCCACGCACAAGCCTCTGCTGGATTAAAGCTTTTAGTTCCAGAGGGGAGTGTGGATGATTTGGGGCAGTTGGAACAGGATTGGGCAAACCCCAATGCTGTAATATCATATAATCCAGAATTTGGAGCACCTCATTTCCCTGCCCCCCAATCATTGTCAAATGAATTTTATAATTTAATTAGTAGAATAGAGCATTATATAGATTTAAGTTTAGGAATACCAGAGCTTATGCAAGGCTTTAAAGAAAGTGCCCCAGAAACTGTTCGTGGAACAGCTATGCTTGCAGAAATGGGAGAAACTCGTGGTAAATCAAAATTAAGAGATATTGAAGGTAGTTTAAATAGATTAGGCAAAAGCATATATAATCTAGCTAAAAATCATTATACCTACCAAAAAACTTTTAGAATTGTACAGCCAAATAATGATATTACTGAATTTACAGTAAATATGTACGATGATAAACAACAGGAAATTAATGCCATAGTAAATGATATCACCATTGGGCATTATGATGTAAGAATAATATCCGGTTCAACATTACCGTCAAATAGGATTGCAGAATATAATATGTACCTAGAGGCGTTTAAAATGAATCTGGTAGACGATGTCGAGGTTTTAAAGAAAACTGAAATCTTTGACAAAGAAGGTGTATTGCAACGAAAGGGTCAAATGGCTCAATTACAATCATATGTTAAACAATTAGAAGAACAAGTTAAGAAACTTAGTGGAGACTTACAAACAGCAGAGCGTGAATCAGTCAACTCTAGGAAGAGAGTCGAAACTGAGAAGTTCAAAACTAAACTTCATGAAATCTCTAACGATACCAAGTTTAAAAGCAAGGTACAGGTAGATGATTTAAAAAGAATTGTTGATAATGAAAAAGAAATTGCAGTACAGAATTAAAACAGATTATAGTGGGGACTATGCCCCGGTTCTGCTTTTAAGACATCTTTAATAGGTGATGCTAATAACAAAAGAAATCGAGGAATAAATGGAAAACGCTATACACGAGGATACCACAAAAATAGATGGTGTTGAAGGCGAAGTTTTAGAACGAGTTGTTGAACCACAAGTAGTAGAAGAAGCTCCTGCTCCAGAGCAAGTAGAGGAGCAACCAATAGATGAAGCTAAAAAGTTTCAATCTATGTATGATAAAAAAAGTGCTGAATACGACAGGTTAAATAACGAAGTTGAAGAATTACGCAAATACCAACAACTAGGTGAGGTTTTAAATAACAGACCAGATGTTGTTGAGGCAATGAGAAACACGCTAAGTGGTAACAATAATAACCAACCAGTTAAAGAGAATAATCAATTAACTGAGGATTCTTTTGACCCTTGGGAGGCTTATTATAAACCCGGCTCACCTTCTTATGAGATGAGGGTGGGTCAAGAAAAAGCTCTAGTAAATGAAGCTGTTCAACAACAGTTTTCTGGATTACAAGAGCAGATGGCACTTAATAACTTAAAACAAGAATTGACAAATAAATATGGTTTTGAAGACCCTAAAATGGCTAATGACTTTATACAGTTTGCAACACAACCAAGAGAAGATATTCCTTTGGATATGTTAGTAGATGTTTATAGAAAGCATAGAGGTGGAGAAGAAAAAGTATCTCCAAATTTACAAGCTGTTCAAAAGGCTCAAAATACTGCACCTACAGCTGGTGTCGTACAAGGTGGTACTCCACAAAAACCAAATGAGTTTGAAGATGTTTGGAATGGTGTTATGAGTGCATCAAGAAACACAAAAATATAAACTCAAGGAGTCCTAAATGGCAACTTACAATCAAGGTATTGTGAATGTTGGTGACCCGGGTTCAGCCGCTTCTGGCTATCATACTCGTCGGTTATTTAACTTCTCAGACCGTGTGGCCGAGCTAGCTCCAGAGGAATCACCATTCTTCGTGTATCTCTCTAAGGTAGCAAAAGTCCCTACGGATGACCCACAATTCCGATTTTTAGAAGATAGAACTAAGGTTTCTATGACAGACAGAGGGTTTTTACTTTCTGGTTCTCATAGTATTCCTGCTGCTGGTTCTACTTATTCATACACAGTTGACACTTCTGGCGGTGCGTCAGTAGATTGGCTAGTAAAAGGTATGGTGTTTGCTGTAGATTATACAGAAAATAATTCACCAGAAACAATAATAGTAAGAGTGGAAAGTGCTCCAGTTGATGCTGGTTCTACAACGACTTTTACTGGAAAAACAATTTCAGCTATTGATGGTGCTGAAACTGGTGCAGATAATGCTAAATGTCAAGTAATTGGTACTTCATATGCTGAAGGTACTGGTGCTCCAGATGTATGGTCTGAAGAGCTTGATAATGATTATGGGTATACCCAAATCTTTAAAACAGCTTGTGAAATGTCTAATACAGCAAGAGCAACTAGGTATCGTGGATACTCAGACGAATTCCAAAGAATTTGGAATCTTAAATTGCGTGAGCATAAAATAGATATCGAAAGAGCTATGTTATTTGGTCAGCGAGCAAGTACTGGCGGTATTCAATATACTGAAGGTATCTGCGGACATGTTATTAAAAATGGAACAGCAGTAGTAAATGACGGTGCATTAAGTTATAGTTCTGGTGCTCCATATTTTAGAAGTTCAACTACAGCAGAATTAACATACGACAGAATCTTATCTGATTTTGAAATTGTATATGACCCTGCTCGTGGAGGAACTGATTCTAAATTAGCCCTTGCTAGTTTACCAGTATTGACATTCTTTAACAAACTAGGAGATGGTTTATTTATTGATTCATCTGTTGGTTATTCTAATAGTGCAATGCGTTATAACGTAGACCAGAAAGATGGAAGATTCGGACATAAAGTATTGGCTGTGGAAACTATTCACGGAACAATGAATATGGTTAAAGAACCTCTTTTCCGTAATTTTGCATCTGGTTTCTTAATGATGGTTGACTTAGACCATGTAGCTTATCGTCCATTAGTTGGTAACGGTGTTAATCGTGACACTCAAGTTCAGACTAATGTTCAATCTGCTGATGAAGACCTTCGTAAGGATATGATTCTTACTGAAGCTGGTTTAGAAGTATCTCTTCCAGAAACTCATTATCTACTTAACTTAGAAGGAGTATAATAATGCGAAGTGATTATCTAAATGTAAATAGTGGACATACAGGTAGCTATGTAAAAAAGATAGAAGAAGTTGGAGCAGCAAGAACATTAACTACTGAAGATAGTGGTAAAGTTTTTACTTGTGAATCTTCTGGTGGAGCTTTCTCAATCACACTACCTACTACTTTAGTAGATGGTGTTCATTACAAATTCATTGTATGGGAAGAAACTCCAACTGCTGATATAACTATTGCCGCTGGTAGTGCAATCGTTAGTATGGTTCAAAAAGATGCTGGTAATGACGCTGCATCATCAACCGCAGGTACTCAAATTTCAAACATTATACTAGACACAACAGCACAGCGTGGTGATTATGTAAAGATAATGGCTTGGAACGGTGAGTGGTTAGCTGAATCAATGAGTAGCATAAATGCTGGTATACATACATCATAAACTTAATACATAGAGTTTAGCAGTAATTAGAACTGTGGGGGTTATCAATAAAAGGTAACCCCCAAATCTAAAAAAAAAGGAAAATAAAATGTCTACTGGATTATATAAATACTCAGCAAAAGAAGCATCTAATTTATTAATAGGTCAAAATGGATTTGATGTAATAGCCGAACACGATACAAGCACATCAGAGCCAGATACTGGTTCTTGGATAGCTATTCAAGCACTTGGTAAAGGTGGTGGTGATGCTGCTGTTGAATTTTTAAAATTAAAAGTAACAGCAAATGTTGGAGATAGTATTTCAAGTTGGTTTTATATGATTCCCGGTGAGATATTATATGGTAATTTTAGCGGTATTATTAATCATACAGATTCTACAGCAACTTGCATAGCTTACAGAGGATAAGAAGAACAAAGAGATTAGAGAGAAGATTTGGCTTTGTTGAAGAACAAAAAACACCAAATCTAATTAAAAGAATTTTAAACTGGATTAAAGAAAAAATATTAAGAATAAAATGAATTGTAAACATTGTGAATACCCAAATAATGAGAATTGGTTTTATTGTAAAAGTTGTGGAAAAAGAGCATCTACGCCTAAATTTACAAGTACTATGTTTATGAGAAAAGAATCTAGTAAAAGAACAGATATTGAATTTTCAACAACAACTTTAGATGCACATATTGCTAAAGTAAAAAAAGATAAACAATTAAAAGATAGTAATATGTGGAAAAAAAGAATTAAACAAGCGAGTATGAATTAATGGCTACATTTGAAGCACAGGTAGAAGGACTTACTAGCTTATCAATAGATGGAAGTAGTGCCCCTACTCAAACAGAATTAACTCAGTTTCTTACTGATGGTGCAAAAGAAATTTTAAATACATTACCAAAATCTAAAAAAAGTTTATATACAACTGCAAATGAATTAAATGGTAGTAGTACAAATTTAACAATAGGTGGCTCTGAAATATTTACAGTAACTAGAGATGATGGAACAATTAATCAACCATGTAGATTAATACCTCCTAATATGAGTGGAAGGGCAAGTGACTCAGACGATATGAATGCAGCTTCAACTACAGACCCGGTATATTATGTTACTAACAATATTTTAACCGTTATACCAGAACCAACTAATTCTAATAATGCACATGTACAAACCTTAGCATATCCATCTGTTGCTTATGGAGATAGTTCTATAACAAAGTTTCCAGATGAAGCTGAATATTTAGTCCCATTATATGCGTCTATAAAATCTTTACAAAATGTTTTAGGAAATAGAGTTTCTAATTCAGATATCACAACTGCTTTAACTGCTGTTAATACAGAACTAGATGAAACGTTATCTATTGCAGATAATATGCATACAGAAATTGGTATCATAAATTCATCATCTGATAGTGCTTTAACTGAAATTGCATTAGCCAATACAGAAGTAGATAAAATGGCAACAGAAGCTGGATTAGATAATGCTGAATTAGATAAAGCAACTGCCGAATTAGCAGAAGCTGTAACATTGGTAGATAGCGGAATAGATACCGCAACAGCGGCTATAGCTACTGCAGCTGGTAGAATAAATACAGCTGTTGCCTTAGCTAATGATGAGTTTGACGAAGTAGCAGCTGAGGTAAGTTCTACTACGACATCTCCAATAACACAAGCTAGAGCAGCTGTTCCTAGTGCTATATCATTAAATGATTTAACGATAACTGCAGTACCACCTAATGCTCCATCATTGGGAACTGTTTCTTATACTGATGCTTCTAATTCAGATGCTTCTGCTCAAGCTGTTGGGGCTATAACAGTAGCAACTGTTTCTAAGGCTGATATAAGTGGAGATGTTCCAACTTACAGTAAACCAAGTTTAACAACTAGAGTTTCTTTTAAAGCTTTTTACGCAGATACAAGCAATGCAAATCCATTTGGAGACAATGACCCGGATGATTTTTCAATAAGTGCAAAAATACCAGCAGTTCCTGCGATTAATATTATATCATATACAGATGCTACTAATGCTGATGCTAGTGCAGCAGCTATAACAACAGCTATTATGTCAAGTTCTCCTATATCTTATGGTAGCGGTGGGGACGCTGATGCTGCTTTAGATGTTTCTTCTAATGCTCCAACATTTACAAAGCCTTCTGTTGCATTAGATTTTGCTAAGGTTGATAGCCATTTAGATGATAATGAAGATATGGAATTAGCTCAAGTTAAAATAGCACAAATACAAGCACAAATATCAGAATATAACGCTAATATATCTAATGAACAAAATGAATTTAACAAAGAAAATATTAGATATCAAATGGAATTTAAAGAGGCTACAGAAAAAGCAAATAGAGATTTGCAAGTAGCTATTAATAATCTTAATTCTGTAACTCAAGAATTAAGTCAAGAGTCTAGGCAAACAACAGATATAGATAAATTTAATAAAGCTCAAGACCAAGCACTTGAATTAACAAATAAAGCTAAAGGAATGGAGAAGTTAATTGCTGATAATAACAATAAACTTCAAAAATATTCAAATGAATTACAAAGTTATCAAGCAGAAGTTAATACGGAAATACAAGAGTATACAAGAAAATTAGATAAATATAAAACTGAAATGAATCAAGTTTTTCAAGCTTGGGCAAAATCAGAAGCAGACTCGCTACAGCAATTTTCATTAGATATGACAAATGAATTAAATGAATATAATAAAGAAAACGCTAGATATCAAGCAAATATTCAAGCTGAATTAGCAAAACATAATAGCGATTTACAAAAAGCTCTTAATCAAGCTAGGATAGATGCAGATGACGCCAAACAAGAAGCAGCTCAAACTACAGATGTTGACAAATTTAATAAACAACAAGACCAAGTGCTATCTTTACAAAATAAAGCAAAAGCTATGGAAGCTACAATATCTAACAATGATGATTTAATTCAAAAATTTAATTCTGAATTAGGAAAATATTCAGCTGAAGTAAACAAAGAAGTACAGCAATATCAAAATAATATACAGCAAAAAGTTCAAGAAGTAGAATCAAGTACAAAAATACAATCTTCTTATTATCAAGAAGCTCAAGCAAGAGTAAATGTTGGAAATGCTTATTTAGCAGAAGCAAATGCATCTGCATCAGAAGCTCAAACATATATAGGTGAAGTTTCTGCTAGAGTTCAACAGGTACAAGCTCAAATAGCTGTAGCACAAGGATATATAGCAAATGGAGCTGGATACTCAAGAGTGGCGGCAACATACGGACAAACTGCTCAAGGATACCTTGGTACTGCTAATGCTTATCTACAATCTGCTCAAGGTTATGTAGCCTCAGCACAAGCATATGCGTCTGAAATACAATCTAAAATAGCAATATCTCAAGGTTATATAAATGAAACACAGGCTAGATTAGCCGTAGATACCAGCTATTATACTTGGTATGAAAAACAACAGGCAAAATTACAAGCCGATTACGATAAAGGCTTACAACTATTAATAGGACAGGGAGGATAATATGGCAGCTGATAAAGCAACAGTAAGTGTTTCAGCTTCGCTTTTACCAGATGAAATAAAAACATCAGTAGGCGGTACTACTATATATGATATAAATGATGTTGGAGATAACAATAAATGGCTTTATGGACTTACTATTGTAGGCAATAGTAATGAAGATGCTTTTTTAAGTAGCTTACATTATATAGGACAAGGAACTGCAGAAGAAGGTGGGTCTAGTATAACAAATGGAACTGATGATGTGGTATTTCTTTTTATAAAACACACAGGAACTTCTGATGGTAGCACAGCAAATACAAGTAAACTTTTTTTAAATTTAAGTGGTGCTGACCCATCTGGTGGTGGCTCTGTTGGAGATATAATTCTTGAAGCAAATGAATGTTTTTACGCAAGGCTTTCTAATACAGAAATAAATGATATAAATGTAGAAGCTGATGGCTCTTCAAATATACAGATTATGGCTTTTGCAATTTGTGATGATGGTGGTGTATAATGTCTAAAACTGCAGTATCTTTAGGAACTTCTTCTTCTTTTTCTAGTAGTGTGCTTAATACTTCCCCGTCTTTTAGTGCGAATACATTAAACACATCTCCGTCTTTTAGTTCTTCTACGTTGAATACTTCTCCTTCGTTTTCTGCAGTTACATTACCAACTTCTATTACTTGGTTACTTGAAGGAGCTTGGGAAGCATTTAATGTTCAAAATTGGGAAGATAAAATTTTAATGTGGGAAGAGGCAGGATAATGGCAGTACATAGTTTAACAGTAAAAAAAATAATATCAAGAGTAAGGCAATCTTTTCCAGATGCACCAGAAAATTATATTATGAATTTAATTAATGAAGCTTTGGTAGAATTAGGTAAGTATTCTAGTAAAATAGAATATGCTAAAACAACTACAGTTGCAGACCAACAATGGTATACATTAAGTGATAGTAATTCTGGATTAGAAATTAATAAAGTATTTAGAGTAGATTTTATGGATTCTAGTGGCGAGTATGTAAAAATACCAAGATTGCTAGATGGTGAAATCTTAACAATGGACATAGACTAATGGCAAGTAGTTATAAATATCCAGAAAAATATATAGCTTGGTTTATTAAAGGAAATCATATAGCTATTGTTACAACAAAAGGTGAAACAGATGGTACTACTCATTCTCAGTTAGGTCAATATAAACCTATTGACGAAGCTGTAACAAATGGAGTATTATTACATTATCAAGGAGAACCTAATGCAGTTAGTGCAATTACAGATACTCCAGATATAGATAATGTATTTCATAGTTCTTTAATAGACTATGTTAAATCAAAATTATATCAAGACAAAGCTGGTATTACATCAGACCCTAATATTGCTAGTGTTAGTTTAAACCTTTCACAGGTTCACGAAGCTAAATGGGTAGAAGCTACAAAAAAACATGGAGCAAATAAAAGAGACAAAACTGGTGGCTCTAGAATGATAAGATTACCAGACTTAACTTAACAACCAATATGCCCATGAGAAATGTCAAGCTCGGTAAGGCATAGCAAGGAGAAACAAGATGGCAGAATCAATTAATAAATATACAGTAGTAGAGTCATTAAATCAAATGCTCTATGAAAGTGCAACCACCGTTACAGCAGTTCATGGTGGCTCTGACCAAACACTAGATGATTCACATACAGCTTTATATGTGGGTACTGGTGGAAATGTGGTACTTACACTTCAATCTGGTAGCGATGCAACTTTTACAAATTTAGCAAGTGGTCAAATATTACCTGTTAAGTTTTCAGCAATCAAAGCAACAAATACAACAGCAACTAATATGCTGGCATTGAAATAATGATAGGCGGTATTAGGGCTAACATAGTCAACTTTGTACAAACAATACTTGATGTTGGTTGGAACGGAGCAGAAGCTGTACAGCTTAAATGGGAAGATACAACCAGTAAATGGGAAGATTTAGAAGGATAAAATTATGGCAACTTTAACAGGGCAAACAATAGCATCATCTTATGAACAATTACTTCATGTAGATAGAGATGGTGGGGGAAATACAACAACTTTAGTAGATGTAAAAGATGGAGACAATGGAACTACATTTGCATTAAAACTAGCAACAGATAAAGTAAGAATAGAAAAATTAGGAATCTTAACAGATTCTCCAGAAGCATCTTTAGATGTAAACACAAGTATTACTGCTGGGGGTGGAATCGCCTATGGTGCAATTATAAGAGGTTCTGAAGCAGCCGATGGGGATAACTTAGATACTGGAGATGGTATTGGTTTAAAATTTGAGATTCCAATAGATACAGCAACGAGTAACATTGGTGCAAGTATTGAAGCTATTAAATCAAGTAATTTAGATAGTAATTCTGAAACCAAAATGATTTTGAAAACATCTGGCAATGATGAAACATTAGATACAGCATTTACTATATTCTCAAATCAAAATACTGCGATTGAAGCAACTAAAGGATTTTATTTAGATGGTGGTGGCAATACTTTTATATCAGAAGTATCAGCAGATACAATTCAATTTACTACTGGAGGCTCTGAAAGGATTAGAATAGATAGTTCTGGAAATATAGGTGTGGGAACAGATTCTCCAGACACCTATTTACATATTCATAAAGCAACTGCTGGTTCTGTAGATACTAATGCTAACGCTCAATTAACCATTGAAAATAGCGACCATAATGCTATACAATTTTTAACACCAAATGATAAAAATAATATTATTTATTTTGGTGATGTAGATGATGATGATGTCGGATATATCAATTATGCTCATGGTACAAATACTATGAATTTTCAAACCAATGCTGCTATTAGAATGTCTATAAATAGTCTTGGTAATGTAGGAATTGGAGTCACTCCAGAATCTACTAATTCTAATGCATCAGCATTACAAGTAGGAGGAAATGCTTATTTACTTAGCACCAAAACTCAAGGAGCATCTGGAGAAATGGACTTTGGTCATAATTTTTATTGGGCGGCTGATGGAAACCAAAAACATATAAGCACAGATGAAGCGAGTCAATATCGTCAAGGTGGTGGAAATCACGAATTTAAAAGTGTAGCAAGTGGTTCTGCTGACGCAACAATTACTTGGACTAGAATGATGAAACTTGATATTAATTCAAGAGTTTCATTAAGTAATAATGATGGTGGTGCTAATAACACAACTTTTGGAAATTTAGCTGGAGCTGCCTTAACAACTAATGGAGATAGGAATTCTCTTTTTGGTCATTTAGCTGGAAATGATATTAGTAGTGGTCAAGAAAATACTTTAATGGGTTATCTTGCTGGTGAAAAAATCACAACAGGGTTGTATAATACAGCGATAGGTAGTCAAGCTTTTGCAACAAATGTAGATGGAGATGAAAATACAGCACTTGGATATGCAAGTTTATACAATTTTGAAGCTGGAAGTGATGGCGAAGGAAAGAATGTATCTATAGGTGCAAACGCATCTTTCCATCTTGATTCTGGTCAATATAATACAATAGTCGGAACTAGTGCTGGATTTGGAACTCATGCCGAAACAATTACTTATTCTGAAAATACAGCAGTTGGTTATAAAGCAATGATGGATATGGTAAGTGGTACTGCAAATGTAGCCATAGGGAATAATGCTTTAGAAAATGCAACTACTGCTACTGTCAACACAGCCGTTGGTGGCGAAGCTATGGCTGGAATAACAACTAATGCTGTTCAAGATGCTGTAGCTATTGGGCATAGTGCTTTTAAAGGTTCTAGCTCAACAACTACTGGAGCAAATGGAACTGTAGCCGTTGGACACGATGCCTTAAAAGTTCTTACAACTGGAGCATCTAACCTTGCCGTAGGTTTTCAAGCTGGGCTAACAATAACAACAACAAGTGGAAATACTATTGTAGGTTCTGGTACAGCTACTGCTGGTACTATTGGTGCAAATAATACAGTAGTAGGACACGATGCTTTTAATGCTAATATAGATGGAGCGGCTAGTTGTGTTGTTGTAGGAAAATCTGCTTTAGCTGCAGCTCATACTCAAACTGGAACTATAGCTATTGGAGCAGCTACACTTGGAAATTGTACAAGTGGAATTGGTAATACTGGCGTAGGATATGAAGCGTTAGCATTATGTACAGATGGAAAGCGAAATACAGCAATTGGTTATCAAACATTACACTCAGCTATGAATGTAGGAGATAGTAATACTGCTGTTGGGTTTAAATCTTTATATGCAGTTGACCCAGACGCAGATGACGAAGGGGCAAATTCGGCTCTAGGTTCTTTATCTGGTTCTACAATTACTAGTGGGGAAGCAAATACTTTTTTAGGGTTTGCAACAGGAGCAAGTGGTTCAAATGATACAACTACAGGTGATGGAAATACCTTTGTGGGTTCTTTGGCTGGAGGTTCTGGTGCTGGTGTAAACGATGAGATTGTTTTAAAAGCTGGTGTAGATGCATTAGCTGGTGGTGGAACTGAAACAATAAGAATAGGTGTTGACTCAGATTATATTACTAATGATTTTGGAGAAAACGCTACTTGGACTCATTCTTCTGATAAGAGAATTAAGAAAAATATTAAGCCTTTAGATTTAGGTTTACAATTTGTAAATGATTTAAAGCCAGTTACTTTTAATAAAAAAGCTCCAAGTGAATATCCAAAAGAATTTGAACAATATAATCCTAAAAAAACAAAAAGGATAAATCCAGATGCAGTTAATTATGGGTTTATTGCTCAAGAAGTTAAGGAGTCTATGGATAAAGCTGGACATTCAAAATTTCCAATGTGGAAAGAAAATAAGGATGGTATGCAAATGCTGGGAGAAACAGCGTTAATTCCTACTTTAGTAAAAGCAATACAAGAGTTATCAGCAAAAGTAACGGAATTAGAAAACAAACTTAAATAGGAGAATCAGAATGAACTGGTCAGAATACAAAGCAAAGAAAGGTAAAACAGCCGACTTTGCAAAAAAAGAAGTAGTAACTAAAAAAGCTGTTAAAGAGGTTAAAGACTCTGATGGCGTAGTAGTAAAAAAAGCAGAAGCAGAAGAAAAAAGAGCATACATAGCTATGGTTCAAAAGGCTTGGAATTCATCAACTGGAGAACAGCTAGATGACCGAGAGCAAGAATGGTCACTATCTGAACTTGAAAATGAAAAGAAAAGATATGATGATAATATGACTAGAGCAAAAGCACAAAGCGATGGATTAGCAGAGGCGATTGCAGACTTTAAAAAACTTTAAATAACAAACAACACAGGAGTTAATAATGGCAAAAAAAGAAAAAGAAATGCCTAAAGAACAGACAATTAGTTACGAAGGAAAAGAATATAAAGTGTCTGTATTTAACGAGCAAGAAATTGATGATTTTAATCATTCTTTAGATTTGCAAAATAAAATTCAAAGAGCAGCTTTTAATTTAAGGCAACTTAATGGCTCTGCTGAATATTATAAATCTAAAAATAATAAAGCAATAAAACGTGTAAATGAGGAAAAAGAAAAGTAATCAATTTACAAATTATAACATCCTCATAAAGCTTGTTTTTATGGGGTTGTTATTATTTAGTTGTGAAGGTTGGTCTGTAATGGGATATGCTTTAGACAAATCACAAGAAAATAAAATTGATAGTACAGAGATAAATGAATGAAGAGTTTAAAACTGCTAAGTCATATCGTACTGGCATTATTGACGACAATGCTTATATCACTATTAACTGGAAACTTTTGGTACAGTTTGGGGTATTTATTTTTGGCATCGGTTATACTTGGATGGATTTACAAGGTCGAATTTCAAGTCTTGAAGATGAAGTTGTGGAGGCTCATTCTGAAATACGGATGCTCGTTAGTAAACATCAGCTGGAAGAAACTGCACAATTAGAAGAACTTGAAGATAAACTCAAGTTTTATGAAAAAGAACTCAATATTAATCCTCTATCTTGGAGGAAAAGGAAAAAGAAATAATGGACTTTATGGCTGTTTACGGAGAAGCAGGAATGATTGGGGTTGTTGGTGCTATGTTTGTATACCTAGTTATTTCTTTATCTAATAAATCAGCCAAACAACAAGAAGTATTAAAAGAATTAGAAGTTGAAAATAAAGGACAAAGCGAAACATTGGAAAATATGGAAGGAATGATCATAAAGTTAATTAATAGATGGAATCAATCAGATGATAAACTTGATAGAAAGTTTGATGCTCTTACTAAAGAAGTAAATGATTTAGATAATCAAGTATCAAGAATAGATGGTTCTCTTTCAAGAATAAACGGAAAGCATTAATGGATAGTTTAAAAGTAACTGGAGCAAGTTTCACAAGTCAAGTAATAGTCTTTATGGATATGTTACCTTATTTTTTAGGAATTATAATAGCTATAATGAATATAGTCTATCTTTATTATAAAATAAAAAAAGCAAAGGAGTTGTAAATGTTAGGAAAAGTAGTAGCTCAGTATTTATTAGATGATGAGGTTAAAGCTGATTTAATTGCGTCTGTTAATAAATCTGTTAACGTACCAATGATTAATGAAAAGACAGAAGCTAAGATTTTAGAAGCTATCTGGGAATTATTTGAAATGGCAATTAAAAAGAAATTAGGAGTATAATAATGACACATTCAATAATAGTTATTTTAACAATGGCAACACTTAATACTGAACCTTTAGATTCTAATGGTAAACATTTAGAACAATATGCTATGATGGAAGATGTGAAAAAGAAAAAAAAGAAAGGCAAAAAGATTGGTGGTAGCAAAGGAAAGAAATCAAAAAAAGGATTTTTTTCTAAGATATTTGGCTCTAAGTAATGCCACGTTTTAGTAGAAAGTCTAGGGAAAAATTAGAAGGCGTAGATGCACGTTTAGTTTTATTATTAGAAGAGGTTGTTAAATATTTTGATATTACCATTATTGAAGGTAAGCGTAGTCAAGAAAGGCAAAATCAATTAGTAAAAGAAGGTAAAAGTAAAACTAAATTCGGTAAACACGTACAAGGAATGGCTGTTGATATTGCTCCTTATCCTATTGATTGGAACGCTAGAGATGATTTTCACTATTTAGGTGGCTTTGTTTTAGGGATTGCTTGTAAGATGGGCGTTAATGTTCGTTGGGGTGGCGACTGGTCGTCATCATCTTTAGCAAAAGAACAACGCACAACTAAAGATAATTCTTTTGATGATTTAGTACACTTTGAAATAAAAGAATAATGCCTAAGAATCAAATACTTCTTAATGATTTTTCAGGTGGCTTAAACGATTATCAAGTTCCTAGGGATTTACAATTTAATGAATTACAAGCTTGTAATAACTTTACATTTCAACAAGGTAAAACTTTAAGAACTAGAGGGTCTTTTGTAGCTCACGGAGATGCACCAGCTCAAGCAGCTACTATAATTGGTGGTTATGGTTTTACATCTTTTGAGTCTGATTATTCTCCATCTTCTTATGAAGCTGTAAATACAAGTGTTAGTACTAATTTAGTTTTTACAAATGATACTGGTGAAGGTTTAAATTCAGCTACAGTAGCTGGTGCGTATTTTGGCAGTTTTCAAGAAGGTGGACACGCTGTTTATAGCGTTCATAGTAGTTCTGGTTTACAAGATACCATTGATACAAGTATAGAACCCGGTATGCAAATAAAAATATCTGGGACAGCTAAAAATAATGGAATATATACTGTTTTAGGTGTTGGAGATAGTATAAATACAGAGGATGATACCGCTGTAAATGCTATAGAAATAGATAGTTCTTTAAACACTTTTGCTAGTGAAACCGTAGCTGCTAATAGTACAACAACTGGAACAAAATCTATATTAACTCACACGTTAGGTGAGAATTGTTTAGTTGTTTCTGATATAGCTACTGGTAATCTTGATGTATATACTAAATCATCTGATGCTTTTATAGCTAGTGCTATTAGAACAAAATCAACTGCTGCTTCAGTAGATCAAAGCTCATCTTTTACATCTGAATATTCTTTTTATGTTATAGATAATGCTTTAAGAGTTTCTGATGGAACAACAAGTCCTTTTATGCAACCTAAATGGTATGGTTATATTGAAAGACATCATTTTAAAGATGTTCAATATAGTTCTACAGATATTGTTGGTTCTGCAACAACTTTTAAAGGTTGGTATCAAGACATTAATAAATTAAACATACCAATTTCTGCTAGAACAGATACTAGTGATACATATCCTTCAACTGCAAATATAAGTTCAACTTCCTTTTCAAATAGAGGTGGTTTTACTATTAATTACGATAGTACTAATACAAATGATAATAGTTTATGGGATTCAGAAACTTGGAAAATAGCCTTATCTTTAGTTTATGATGGAAATCAAGAATCTTTATTATACGTACCCACTTCAAATAATACGTTTACAACTGTACTAGGTAATGATTTACGTTTACGTGTTATGGCTGCAATAAGTGCTAGTAATTTAGGATATGGAACTAGAGTAACAGGCGGTAGAATGTATTATAAAACTTCTGATTCAGAAACAGACGATTGGATATTGTTATGTAATATAGATTTAACTCACGGAGTTTCTCCTACGTTAGAAGGAGATAAAACTGGATGGACTGCTGCAAGTGCAACTACGTTTTATTCTGATGTAACATTACTATCCCCTAATACGGATTCTTACAAATCAATAAATGGATATTCTCCCGATATACATTCTAATTCTATAGGTAGACTTGGAGAAGGGTGGAAAACTGGTTTAATTTGTAATAGAAGAGCTTTTGTTGCAAATGTAAGAACTAAAAATGAATATGATAATAACGTAACAATTCACGGAGATAGAATTATGTATTCTATGCCTAATAAATTTGATACGTTTCCATCTTTTAATTATATAGACGTAGTAAAAGGTGACGCAGAACATTATTTAAAATTAGAATCATTTGCAGATAGATTATTAGCTTTTAAACACCATTCTGTTCAAATTATAAACGTTTCATCTCCCAGTGATGACAGTTGGTTTTTAGAAGAAGATATAAAAAATAACGGAGTAGAACATTCAGCGTCTGTTTTTAGATCAAACAAAGGAATTATTTGGGCAAATAATGAAGGTTGTTTTTTATATAACGGTTCTGAGATATTAAATTTAACAGAAAATAAAATAGATCAAAGTACTTGGAGTAGTTTTGTTACCACTTCTTCTTGTGTTGGTTATGATGCTCATTCAGATATGATTTTAGTTAGTAGACAATCTGATACTGGAGCTTCCAATATGGGAGATTGCTATGTTTTTGATTTTAAAACAGGAGCTTGGTCTTATGTTTCTACTTTAATAAATGTTAGTTCTTTATATACAAATTTTATAACTGATTATAATGGAGATTTATGTGTTGCTGTTAAAAATAGTAGTAACATTGAAATAAAAAAGTTTTCTCATACAACGATTGAAGATATAAGTACTGGAAAAGCTTTAATAAAAACAAAAGATATAGATTTTGATTTACCCTCTATAAAAAAGAAAATATATTCTGTAACAGTAACTTATAAAAGCGATAATGCACAAACAGCACCTATATCTTATTCTACTAATGGAGGTACTAGCTATACTAATCTTACAGGTAATTTTATAGCAACAGGAGCTACTTGGAAAAAACTTAAAGCAACTGCCTCTTCTCCAATAACGTGTCAGTCCGTAGCTATACAAATTAAAAACGCATCAGCATCAACTGGAAGTACTAGGGGAATACAAATTGGAGATATAAGTATAGAATATAGAATACTTAACGTTGCTAATGTTACTAGTGATACGTAATGCCTAGATTAGAGCGACAATTAAGAAAAACAATTAATTCAAAAGGTAACGCATTACCTAATAGTAATTCAAAATCCGTTATTGATTACACTCCATCTAGCTCTAATATGAAAGAAGGTGAGCAAATTTTTGCAAAAGAAGGTAATAAACCACTTGCTTTATATAAAAAAAATAAAGGTATATTAAATAAAGTTTATTTATCAGCTGATGGAAATCAAATTGTAGATAAAAAATTAATAACTAATTCACTACAATATAAAAAACGTTTTATAGATTATAGAATATTTATTCACAATTTTCAAAAAGACCTTGATACTGATGAACTTTATCTACCTTGGACTGGAGTTGTAGATACTACATCTTTTAAATCTTCAACTGGTTATTTAACTCCTTTTAAAATGACGTGTCATAAACTTATATTTAGACCACCAAATTTAACAGACAATACAGATAATATTGTATTTGCAATAAAAAAAATAGACAATGGAGATAATACAGAAGATGCTGTTTGTAATTATACTTACTCAACTACATTTGTTGACTATACTTCAATAACTATAAAACAATCTGATTGGAGTGCTACTCCAATAATAAATGCTGGTAATATAGCTATATTAACTATTGACGCTTCAGATACCGGAATAACAACTTCTGCTATGGATTTTTTTGTAACGTCAGTATGGAGAGTAGAGGTAGAAATTTAAGTAAATAAATATGTATATTCTAACTACAAAAAAGTATATTATATAATATGGCAAGACAATCTAAGAAAATTTTATCTACAAGAGCTAGGTCTTTAGCTGGAACAACTAGAGTTTCTACTAGTGAACGTAAACGTTTACAAAATGCCGTTAATAAGATGCAAAAAGAAATTGATGATTTTAACGCTTCCATAGAAAAACGTAAAAAAGAAAAAGGTAGATGGGGTTGGGTTAGCGAGATTGGCGGTGTTCTTACTACTGTTGGAGCTGCGACTGGAAATCCAATAATTGCTGGTATTGGTTTAGGTGCTACCGCTATTGGATCAGCTAAAGAATATCAAAAAACAAAAGATTACGTTAGAGCTGCCGATAGGATAGAAACAGATCAAGCTAAAAAATTTGAAAAAAAATTATTTGTAGGTCAATCAGCTAAAGACGCAACTGCTGGTATGGAATCATATAAAGATGATGCTGCACAATCTGCTGAAGATCAAAGAAAACTAGCATTTAAAGAAGGTTTGATGGATGTAGGTGCTGGTGTACTTCAAGCTGGACAAGCTGGAACATTTGGTGGTAAAATGTCTAATTTTTTAAATAAACCTATTGCTTCATTTGAATCAACTGAAGGTATGTCTGATACAGGTAAGTTTTTAGTGCAACAAGCAAATCAAAATATGGGTTCTATTGGTAGTATTGGAACAGAAGCTTTAGGTGGTTATGGAGTAACTCCTTCAATACAACAAGGAATAGGTGCTAGGTTTGGAGAGAAAATACCGGGATCAGCTAATTATACTGGTAAATCATTTAAATCTTTTGACTCTATTAAAATACCAAGAAATGATAGAAATATAGATAGAATGTTTAATCAAACTTTTACTGAAGAAAGTTTTAATACAGTTCCTAACGTTAATTTAAATATGCCAACTCAAGCAAGTTTAAATCGTATAAACAATCCAACATTTCAAACACTTACAGGTGGTGGAATTGAAAGTGCTGGTTCTTTTAAAAATGAACTTTTGAGAGATAAATATAAACAAAAAGCTTTAAGATCTGGCAATATTATAAAAAATTTCAATCCAGATGATGATGAATTTTTAGTGAAAAATTTATTAAACTGGAGAGATCGTGGGATAAGTTATGGGGGAAGTTATTAATGCCTGATAATAATGGATTAGAAGAATATAATCCTTATGATTATATAGATGCTATTACAGATGATTATGATAGTGATCAAGCTACACGTGATTTATACGGTCAAGATTTAAGTGAAAGTTTTTTAAATACAACTGATCCTTCAACTGGATTAACATATCGTGATTTAGTATTGCAATATGATCCTACTGGAGAACAAGAATTATATTCATCTTTTAAAGCTGGTGCTAAATCAGCATTATCTAGTACTATAGGAAGTATGGCTAACGTTAGAGGTCAAGAAAGAATACGTAGTGCTGGTACTGGTTTTGCTAAAGTTGGTGCAGGTTCTCAAATGTTAGAAGAAACAAGTCAAGACACTTCTAGTTTATACGGAGATGCTTTTTCAGGTGCTTTAATGGATTTAACTAGAGGTGTAACAAGACAAAGAGAAACGTATCAAGAAGATTTAGCTAGACAATTAGATGAATGGTCACAATCTCAAGATATATTTGCTGATAGTGGAGATGGAGACGGAACATTACCACAAAATCAATGGTATGATGGAGATACATTAGAAGGTTCAGATGTTGAATTTCCCGTAGGTGTAGAAGATGGTGAACAATGGACACATCCCGAAACTGGAGATACTTATGTTTGGAATGATGGTGGTGGCATAGATGGATACTGGTCTTTTTTAGATATTGACGATAGTCAAGATTTGTCTGTAAATGAATTTCCAACATATACTTTTGATAATCCACCACCAGTAAATGAATTGGAAATATTATACGAGGGAGAAACATATACTTGGGATGGAACACAGTATGTAGATGACAATGGGAATCCTTGGAGTGGTTATGGAGACATAGGTCAAGGTACTGGAGAAACTGGATCATACGAAGGTAATATTACACAAGGTGGTGAAGTTGGTAGTGATCCAACCGGACAACAACAATATCAAAATTTTCCAACTGGTCAAATGACAAATGTAGGAGAACCTTTTGATCCTTATACAAATATAGGAACTGTTATAGTTGTAGAGTCAGAACCTCCACGTACATTTATGTGGGATAATGAAAATAATATATATGTAGAGTATGATACAGAAGGAGCTGGACAACTTGGACAAACCGCACCAAATCAATAGGAATAAATAATGGCTAGACCACAACCAAGAAGAACGTTATTAGATTTTGCAAACATAGAACGTGCAGATTATTCTCCTACAACAGCTGAAATAATACAAGATACGTTAGGTACTGCTTTAGAAACAGCATCTAACGCTTATGTAAAATCAGTAGAAATAAAAAATCAATACGCATTAAAAGCAGCACAAGTTCAATTAGAAAGAGAAAGATTTAATGAATTAAAATTACAAAATGATGAAGCTAATAAATTCGCACAAGATAAAGTTATAAGGGGTTATGTAACTGGTGTTGTTGCTAGTAATGACGGTAAAAAAGCTTTTTTTGATAGTATAGACACTCTTCCTGAAGAAGAACAAAGTATATTAATAAATAAATACGATAAAGCAATACCAATTAATAATCAATTGACAACATTAGAAACTGCGTTATCAACTTCTGGGAAAAATTTAAGTAATGCTGATTTAGAATATTTAAGTAATTTAAGAAAATACAATCAAATAAAACCAAGTGCTTTGTTTAGTGAGAAAAAAAATTCTATTTTAACAGATACATTTAAAGAATATAATAAAAATAAATCTTATTATGATTTAGTAAATGATAAAGAAAAATTTGAAGCTATTTTTCCAAATGTTGATCACAATAAACTTGCTACAATAGAACCGGGGCAATTTAGTCAATATGTAATTACTGCATTAAGAGATGAGAATAAAGCAAAAATAGAAGCTGGACAAATAAATTTAAATAATTATTATAAATATGCAACTACATTAATAAATCAAATTCAAGCAAGAAATGATATTGCAACTGATGATATGTCAAGTGATGCAATTAGAAAAGAAGCTCTTAAAGATATAAAAAAATATAATGAGGAACTTGATAAATTAAGAAAAACAATATCTGATAAAATAAAACCATTAGGTAAACCAAGTGATGAAACAGGTGCTGGTGATGAAACAGGTGCTGGTGATGAAACAGGAACTTCTATTAAAACTGGTAATAAAATATTAGACGATTTAAATATTTCAAAAAGTGAATTTGATTCGTTTTTTAAATACAGAGAAGATAATAATTTAACAAACAAATATAATCAAAATGATGTAGTTAACTTTATAAAAAATCTTAGAGAAGAAAATGAAAATAATTTAATAAAAAAAGAAGATGCTTTTCCAGTTCCGTTTGGTAAAGATTCTATTCAATATGATATTACTACCCCTGACTCTACTGTTGTTTCATCCCTTAGAGTTAAACAGCCTTCATTAGATAGGGAAGAAGAAAAAAAACAAATAAATAATGCACTTGATGGAGTAAGTCCACTTGATGATAGTGTTAATAAAGCTGAAGCAGAATTTGTTACTGATCCACTTGCTAATCAAGACATTAATTTATTTCCATCTACAAATGAAAGATTACTTAAAAGGCAAAATAAAATAAAACAACAATCAAATATAGTAGAAGAACCAACAAAACAAAATATTTTAGACGAGTGGGATGTTAAAGAAGCTCCTCAACAATTTAAGCAAAACACATCAAGAGTTTATAAGACTAGAGAAATATTATCTCAAATAAACACATTTAAAAACACTATTGAAAATCAAAATTTAAGTCCTGAAAATTCTATAAGGATGCAAAAAGTATTAGCTAATAAACAAACTGAATTAAAACAATTACTTGTTCCTTATATATCTAGTGAAAACGGTTCTTTTAAAGATTCTAAATTTGACAAACAATTTTATTCATTACTTTCAAGACAAACAAAAATACCCGTAAACGAATTAAAGCAATTAATTTTATCAAACGTTTCTTATAATATATAAAATGTCAGAAAAAGTTGATTATAGTAGATTATTTAATGATCCCAACTTTGAATCTTTAAATAGCATAGATGTTAATAAGGTTGATTATAGTAGATTATTTAATGATCCTAATTTTGAATCTTTAAACGAACCAACTCAATTAGATGTTATTCCTTATGATGAAATTACAAGACAAGAAGAAATATTAGAAGAAGAATTAAAACGTGATGCTGGTATTGTTGAAAGATTTTCTAGGAATTTTGTTGAGGGAATTTCCCCTATTCCTGTTGACATAACATCTAATATTGCAGAATCAGATAGTTTTTCTGATAGAGCTGCTGCTATCTCAGGTCAAGTTTTAGGTTTCGGTACTGGATTATTTGCTACTGGTGGATTTTTAGGTGGTTTAAAAATTGTAGGTACTGGTGCAAAAGCTACATCAGCATTAGGTAAAGCGTCTAAAGGTTACAATACTGTAAGTAAACTACAAAAACAAGCAAAAGCAACTACTAACGTAAAAAGAAAAACAGATTTATTAAATAGAGCAAAAAAAATAGAAGATTATACTGATAAACAATTATCGGTAGCTGGAGTTGTAAAAGATAATTCTTTACTTGGTAGATCAACTAATTATAGAAAACTTATTTCAAAAACTGGTGCTGGTGAATTTGAATTTACCAAGTTTATAGCTAAAAATAAATTAATAAAAAAAATAGCTCCTATGACTGAGGGAGAATCAGCAATACGTACTGCTAACGCATTAGATACAGGTCTTACGAATATGGCAGCTTCAAGTATTATGTTTCAAAAAACAATACCTTTACGTGATGAAGATGGAGATTTTATAATAGGACAAAGAATTACTAAACCTTTATTAGATGGTATGTTAATGACAGCGGCTGGATTACCACGTGTTTTTGGTATGGCTGGTTTAAATACGTTAAAAGGTTCAAGTTCAAAAGCGTTAGCAACTGAAGCTGGTTTAGTTTTTGCAACTGGAATGGGTGCAACGCAAATGGGTTTAGGTATTAACCAAGAAAATAAAGTAGGCTTTGCAGATAACTTAATGGATGGTGCAATATTTACAGCAGCTCATTACATTGGAGTTGGTGCTGATAAACTTAGAATAAAACAAGCAATACGTGAAGGTGTTGAATTTGCAGTAGAAGATAAAACTGTTGTTAATAAAATTGTAAAATCTATGAAAGATAAAGAAATTGACGAAATTAGAGGTCTTATTAATACAAAAAGACCTCAATATTTACGTAATAGATTTATAAATAAAAAAGATAAAAATCAATTAGTTCAATTAAAAACAGTTAAGCAACAAAAATCTGGAAATCATACATTATCTTATATAGTATTAGATGATTCAAAAGGATTAGCGGATAATACATTTACAATTACAGCAAAGACAAGACAAGATGCTTTAAATCAATTTTTTAGTAAATACAATTCTGTACTACCTAATGAAAAACTAATAGAAGCAGATTATTTAAAAAAGAATCCTAATATTTTAGATATAGGTAAAAAATTAAAAACAAGTAATCCTTCGCTTTATGCAGAACACGAAAAATTAGTTAAAACTATTAGAAGAAAAGAAGCTCTTTTTAATATATCTAAAAACGATTCTAGGAAATTAAGAACCGGAACTTTTAAATATTCACGTGGTTCTTTTGATAATATGAACGTAGAGCAATTAACAACATATAATAATATGTTGAATAAGACTTCTAAATATAAATCATTAGAAAAAGCTACAAAGCAAAATCCTATTGCTCCTAAATTACCAGAAGAAAATTTTTTCACCAAGGGATTAACTGAAACAAAAGATAGAACAAATGAAAAAGCTTACTCATTTGAAAATGTTTTAATGACTTTTGGTAAACTAGGTCAAGAATTAGCAGCTAAAGTATTAGATCACGTAGGTACAAAAGCAGTAGTTAGAGGTCACTTTGGTAAGTTTTTTGAGGACTTAAGAAAAGATTTTAAAATTAAAAATAAAGATTTTGATGCAATAACAGGCGTACTTGGAGATAATAGAATTAAGTTACTTGTAAATGAAGATAAAATAAAGAATATTGCAGATGCTAAATTAATAGCAAAAAAAGCTAGGCGTTTTTTTGATGAGTCTTTTATAGAATCTGCAAGAGATGGCGTAGAAATAAAAACAAAGAAAAAAGAATTTGAACCTATATTAAGTATTTTTGATACAAAAGGAAATCTTGTTAAAGTTTCTGATAAGTCTTTTGATAATGGTGATGTTTTAAAAATATTAAATAAAAAGAAAAGTTCAGTTATTAATTCTAATGGTAAAAAAATAAACGTAGATGTAGATAAAAGTATAGAGAAGTCATTTTATATTAAAAATTATGTACCTAATTATTTATCTGAAGATGGTAAAAAGTTTTTTTCAATACCAAAAAATAAAAATTTAATTATAGCATCTTTAATTAAAAAAAATCCAGATTTAGATGAAGCAGAAATTAATTTTTTAGTAAGAAATATAACAAGATATTCTGATCCAAATCAAACTATAGGAATATTAGGTAAACGTAAACTTGATATACCTCCTTACGTATTAGTAGAAAAAAATACAAACAATTTAATAGATTTATCTGATACTGTTAATGTATCTAACTTTAAACCTAATCAAGTTGTTACAGATATAGATGGTAGGCAAAAAGTTATTGGAAATATAATTGAACTATATGAAAAAGATTTTTCAAAAATTTTAAATACGTACTCTAATCAAATTGCAAACGCAAGAGCTTTAGCTAGAAATTTTGATACTCTTGGAGCTAGAGGTGTTGTTGCTTCTGATTATTTAGAAAAAATAGAAGCTAAATACGGAAAAGATAACTCCCTTTATGTACAGAAAGGTTTAGATTTATCTTTAGGTGGTGAAAAAAGTTCAACTATAGGTACGTATGGAAATAAAGTTTCAAAAACTATAGCTAACTTATATCTATCTGGACCTAGTGCTGCTCTTAAAAACTTATTAACTGGTCAAACTCAAAACGTAATGACATTTGGAGTAAGGAAAACAGTTGCTGGACTTGTCAACTCTCTATATAATAATAAATTTTATGATAAATTATCAAAGCAATCCGGTGCTTTAAGTGATGAATACGTTGATGAATTAGCTTTAGGAATGAAAGGTAGAATTGGTAAAGCTGTTAACTGGCTTTCAGCACCATTTAGAGCTATTGAAAGATTAAATAGACGTGCATCAGTTGCTATTGGAGATTCCCAATTAAGAGATTCTTTTGACGTATTATTAAATAAAAAAGGAAACTTTTTTAATAATAAAAAAGATGCAACAAGAATGTTAAAAGGAGTGATGAAGTTAGATGATGAAAGTATAGACTATATGTTAAAACAACTAAGGGAAAACTCTTCATATAAATCAGAAGCATTTAATCAACTAGTAAATACAAATAAAAGATTTAATTTTATGTATGAAAAAGCTCTTTTCCAAGCTCAGGGACAAACTCAGGGAGTAACCCAACTGCCATTTCTACCTCTTTGGATGTCGGAAAATAATAAAAAGTTCCTTACGTTATTTTATAGAACAGCTTATCGTGTAACTGAAAATACGTATAATAGAGCAGTAGTTCCATTTATTAGAGATGGTAATCCTTTCCCTGCTATGAAATTTATAACAGCATCTGGTTTATCTGGAGCTGCTGTATATGATTTGTATTATAGAGGTGCAGTAGGTAAAGATTTAATAGATAAAAAATTTCAAGATACACCAGCAAGATTATTTGATTACGCAGTTAGAGGAGAAACCTTTGGTGTTTTCAGTAACTTACTTGATGATTATGGTGGTGGGGCAACATCATTAGCACCTGTACCTGTTCAATTTGGAATAGAATTTAAAAATTATATATTAAATAATGTTGAAATGTTTGGTGACGCAGAAGCACATAAAAAGCTTGGAGTTGATTACGCTAGAAAAAACGTATCAGTAGCTAATCAAGTATATGAAATATATAGAAATTTAAATAACGATATAAATAAAAGATTTGAAAAACAAAAAAACTTACAATATAAGTTTGTAGATACCTATAAACAATTTGGAACAAAAAAAGAAAGAGATAATCTTTTACAGTTATTAAACTCTGGAAAAACAAGCGAACAATTATTTTGGAATAAATTACTTTCAGAATCTTTAATAACTGGAGATAAAGAAAGGTTTAAAAAAGACTTTATAAAAACACGTGGTTATTTAGAACAAGATTTAGTAAAAGATTTAAACTTAAAAGGAAAAGAAGTAACATTAAGGCAATTAAGAAGTGAAACACATAAACGTATAAAAACTGCGTTAAAAAATAGAATAAGACCTTATCCCGAATCTTGGGATAAGTTTTATGCGGGTAAAAGACCTTCGGATAAATTTAAAAAATTTTTAAACGCTGAAGATAAAAAAGAATTAGATTTTTTAATGAATAAATATAAAAGTTTAAACGATATTTTAGTTATCGTTATGAACGAAGAAGTAGATACGTTTTCTCCTTTCTAATTTTTATTTTAGCCCACCCCCCAGCAGGTTTCCCAGCAGCAGCGGCAATCTGGTGAACGGGAAAAAAAATAATAAAAAATTACGTAATATTAATAGTTTTTGATGCGTCTTTTAAATTTATATAACCAACAGTTTTATATATTAATTTTTTCTTTTCATTTAACATAGTACTTTTTGGGAGTTTTCTTTTTTCCCATTTAAAATCGTATTTTTCTTTTGTTAAATTGGTTATGTTAAATATAGCTATGCTTTTATTAAAACATACTACGTATATAAAATATTTACCTAATTGCTCTGCTTTCTTTAAATTTTTAAGTAATTTGTCTTTTTCTATGATACAATTTAAATATTTAAAGTCTCTTATTTTTATTTCATATAAATAATTTTTATCTTCTGCATCATATCTTGAAAATTTATTAGAAGCTAATTTAGCTTCTCTTTTAAACTTTTTATTTATACAATCTATAATATCTTGTTCTGTTTTACGTTTAACTTTCATCTTTATTTCCGTGTTGTTCTCTATGACATAAACAGCATAAAACTCTACATTTACTTACCTCTTTCATAATAGTTTTCCAACAATATGTTGCTTGACCAATCATATTACCTATTGTATATTTTTTAGTACTACTTAGTATGTGATGAAATTCTAAAGCATTAACAGAAAAATTTTTATGTGTTTTTTTTGAATATCCACAGTATTCACAAGATAAACTTTCTTTATATTTTTTAAATTTTACTCTTACCTCTAATCTTTTTTTTGCTTTTCTACTATTATAACATTTTTTACAAATACCTCTTCTATATGAAAGACCCGTAATTTTACTTTTTTTTGCATTTTTATGGTATTCATCTATATCTTTTTCTTCTAAACATAAATTACATTTTTTTTTCACGACATACTCTTTTTATATTTTGTTTGTTGATGTTTACTCATTTCAATCCAACACTTTTCAAGTTTGTTTATTCTAGTATCTGATAAGCCACTCATAGCACCACAAAATGTAAACCTTTCCCAAGTATGTTTTTTAATTTTAGGATCGTATGTTGATTTTGTAGCAAATGCACACATACCTTTTTTTATTTTACAATTATCAAACATTTAGGGTTACTCTTATTTTTTTATTTATCATAGGCTTTCTTTTTATTTACTTTTTCCTAGACTAACGCCAACCAATCTAGGAACATTTTTAATAAGAGCAACCCTTATTTTTAAAACATTTATCACATAATAATCTTTGTTTTCCTATTGATGGAAAGTCTGCATAATATTCACAGCGTTCTTTTTTTGATTTAATAGTTTCCCATACCATTTTACAAGATGGGCAAAATTTTAATAATTTATCTGCTATTTTAGAATCCCATTTATGTACTCTTCTTATGAAGTTATCACGTATAAAAAAATTATCTTTTTTATATTTATAATTTGGGCATTTTGGAGGGTGGTTATGTGGTTTCATTATTTCTCTCTTAATTAGATAAGCCATTACATATAAAATATAATGGCTTATCGTTGATCAACACAATTAAAAAGGAACGTCTTGCTTTTCACTAATCTTTAAAGATAAATACTTAACACCTTTTTTAGATTCGTTAGACCAAGCTGCAATTCTAAATTCCTTACCTTCTACGTTTATTTCTCCGCTCATATCAGGTTGTGTTTCTTTTTCTTTATTTGCATCTTTATTCATTGTTTTTTGTTCTCCTTGTTTTTTTATATTAATTCTTCATCTGTATTATGTTTAATTAAACTTAATAATAAAAGGTAACGATCTAGTGATAGTGAAATCATAGGTTTCATTCTATCTCCACGAAATACAACACCTATCTCTTCTTTTTCGGGTAATATGTATCTAGGTACTGATTTTTTTCTTTTACAACCATAAAAATGTCCTTCAATTTCAACATCGCCTTTTTCGTGATTAGCACCACCTCTATCTCTATTAAATGAAATTAAATTATATTCATTACAAAGACGTACAGTTTCACGTTGTAATTCAGCACCTCTTTGTCTATTTCTTCTACCTTGCCTAACTTTAGTCGCAGACTTCACATTTCGCTTTGTTTTCATAACTTTCCTCCGTTACAGTTTTATTATCTATATTAGATTTAAGCAATATTTCATTATCTATATCTTTTAATATTGGTGTTAAATTATTAAACATTTTTAACTCATCTTCAGATCGGTGTTGTTTGTTGCTTAATATCTTGTGATAAACCCTTAAACAATCCAAGATCACTTCCGTTTTTTTCTTGTTTAGTTTCATTTTTATTCTCCATTTCTTCTATTTCATAATTTTCAGCTAACGCTACAGAATGATGGTCATAAATTTTACATTTATCACCTAAAACACCTAATTCAACAATACCAGTTTTTCCATATCTGTTTTTACCAACACAAACATCAATACCATATTCACCGTTTGATGATCCAACTCCTAAGTATCTCCATTCATAATACATAAATAAGATAGTTTCAGCATCTTGTTCTATTGATCCACTATCTCTTAAATCTGATGGAATAGGACGCTTATTGGGTCTTTCTTCGCACTTTCTATTTAATTGCGATACAAGTATAGCTGACATATTATAAGACTTACAAAGTGTCTTATATTCTTTCATTATAGCATCTGTACGTAAACGTGGGTCTTCTATATGTCTTAACGTTGCAAGACCAATATAATCATCAATAACTACATCTGGTCTTACTTGTCTTATTGTTGCAACGGTAGATTCAAAGTCATTACTTTTATCTTTCATAATTAACTTATCTTTACCCCAACGTTTTATTAAATTATCTTTAGATTGCTTTAAGTCCTTATCATCAATAGATGACAAAGTACCTGTAATTGCACGTGTATAAGATACTTGTTTTGATTCGGAAACTAATAATTTTTGCATCATAGATGAATTTTTCATTTCACGATTAAATACAAGAACTTTATACCCACGATCTAATAAAGACCTTACAACATTAATTGCCATTGTACTTTTAAAATGTCCCGGTCTACCAGCAATAACTGTAATTTCACCACGTCTCATACCACCAATCATTTTATCTAATCCACTATAACCAAAACGTATAGTATTATCTTGGTTTTTCATATCTTTTATAGCCACGTCCATAGTTTTCTCTAAATTAAACTTATCATCTCCGTGTATAGATAATATATTTCCAATACTATTATGTATTTTACTTAAATAGTCTGACGTTTTTGTATTATCGCTACCAATTGTTTTTTGTATATTAATAACAATATTTTTTAAGTTTCTTAGTTCTGATTTTTCATATATATTTTTAGCATATTGACTAGCAAAACTTGGTGTTGTCATTTTATCAAAATAACCTAATATATCATATACTGGTGTACCACTTGCAGAATCTGAGTTTTTTAATTGAGATTTTATAGTTGTAATATCTACTTTTACTCCACTTTTATATAAAGTTACTATTTTATCCCAAATAACTTTGTTAAACCCATCATAAAACATATCCTTTTTTACAATGGGTAAAACTTCATCTATCTTTTTATTATCAGTAAGTACACAAGCTATTAATGCTTGTTCAGATTCTATTGATCTAGGTTGTAACGTAGTATTATTTTGATTTTTCTGCATTATTTTCCCATTTACTATGAATTACGGCTACTTTATTTGCAAATTTTCCGTAATTAGATTTATAAGTATCAGCTTCAACATTTATAAGCACATTTTTACCAACTATGTTTTCATTTGTAAGTTCGGGAAGTCTTTTTAAAATAACCCCGTTTCTTTCTACTTTTTCAAGTGGAATATCAAATATATCTAATATATTTTTATATATTATATTACCACGTTTACTTGTATTAACTTTAGTTGGATCGCTTCTAAATCTCCATATTCCCTTATCGGCAATTGAGCAACCTTTATTTTTACCTTTTGCTATTTCGTAAGTTGGTTTAAAAATATCAGCGTGAGTATTGTGTCTAGTTATAACTGTATTTTTTATTACACTTTTAATAATAGCAGGGTATGTTCCATCTTCTATAATTACGTCATTATCTTCTTGGTAAAAAGCATCAGTATAAGGATCATCACCGAAAATAGAGTCTATAAATCTACTCATTATTCTGTTACCAATTGTAACTTAGATTTATAATCACTTATTTTTTCTATTGAACCTTCTAAGTTACCTTCGTTTATATTTCCATTTTCTAAAGCGTGAACTACTTTTACATAAAAATCATCATCAGATGGAATACCTTTAAGCGAATTTAATACTAAAAGTTTTAATTTCTGATCTTTTTGAGGATCATTTTTCTTTTCGTATTTGGTAGATAAATCATTAACATATTTATTATCATCAAATAAACCTAAGAAAACATCAGCATTAAAACCTAACTTACTAAGACCTTTTGTTAGGGCATCTGTTGCAACTTTCTTAAAGAAATCATCATCAACACGACCATTTACGCTATATTTAATTGCTGAATGAATAGGTATATATTTTTTTGATTTATCATTACTTAAATACCATAACGTAGCTTGATAAACAACCATACCTTCTTGTCTCCATCTATCTATACGTTCTTCTTCAATACCCCAACCAGTTCCCATAGCACCAAATACTTCAGTTGCTTTTTGTACTTGTGATTGAGCACCTATAGCAGTAAAACCACCACGTTGATTAACTTTTTTTGTATACTTAGGATCGGTTTGAGAAACTTGATCCCATATTTTCATATTGTTATTATTTTTAGACATTGTTCCTCCTTTAGAAATTGTCTTTTATACCACCCCCACATACGTTAAAGTACTCGCAATATTTTTCATTACATTCCCATTCTTGGTTTGGTGATAATCCAAGTTGTAATGTAGGTGCTTTTTTATTTTCGATTGATTCTGTTACTATTTTGTGAGCGTTACTCCAATACTCTTCTGCTTTATCTACACAACTTAAATCTAACTCATAATCTCTCATTTGTGAATTATCTTTATTGTAGAACACAAGCGTAAGACCTTCTAAAAAGCCATACTTTCTTTTAAACCATAATCCATACGTTCCAAGTTGTAAACCATAATTTTTACTTACCTCTTGTGGGTTTGCATTACGTCCAAACATAAGTCTCCATCTCCACGAATTACACGTTTTTATATCGTATAAAATACCTTCTTTAACTAAAGCTAAATCAATAAATCCACGAACATTTAAATCTTCTAAAAACAATTCGTTTTCTATTAATATAGGTAATCCGTTTTGATGTGCATATTTAGTAACTGCTTTTTGTATATCTGTATGTACTAATTCGCCTAAACGAAATAATCTATACGTATTAGAGTCTCTACTAGCTTTTTCGCCAAGGTTTAAAGAACCGTAATAATGTTTTCTTATACACATACCACTCAATGATGAGTGATACCAATTTTCTTTACCAAGGTAACGATTTCTTACCTTTGAATCATTACGTTCTTTAATAAAAGAGTCGTATATATCTCTTACTATACTATCTTTTTTAATTGGCATTGTTTTCTTCTATGCCTAATGATTTATTATAATATTGGTTTAGATACTTTTCTATTATCTGATTCAATTTTTCTTGAACAGGTAATCCATCAATAGCTGCAAGTATCTTTAACTTTTTCCAATTTTGTCCATTAGCCTTAAAAGATGTTACAATATTTTTTGTTTTTTCTATTTCTACCATTATATTACGTTCCTTTTTATTTGTTATAATATAACGTACTTGTTATTATTGTTTTACTTGTTTACTATTATAATTATAATGTACGTTATATATATATTAATTAAATAATACACTCATATTGTACTAGAATATACTAAAAAAAATTTGTAGTCTCAAGTACTTTTTTAACTTTATTTAATAAAATACTACTATACTAAAATATATTATCGAGTCTTGATTTACTTTTATTCCCTTCACCTTCAAATACGTTAGGATTGTGATAGTCAATAATTATATTATCTTCTATAGTATCATATTCATAACTAATAACGCCAGAAAGTAATGTTTTCTTATCTTTTACGTTATTTTTGTATTGATATTGAAATATAAGACAATCTTGTTTTTCTTTTATAAGTTTGTCTTTTTTATATTTAGTTATCCAAGCGTCATTTATTAAGATAAATGCTTGTGTTTTTGATTCTACTAAGTATTTAGATATTATACCATATATTAATTGTTTATCTTTATAGGAAAATAACTTACCTAATTCTGCTATTCTTTCAATACCTTCAGAATCGTAAGTAAAAATAGTAGGTACGTGAAATTTTGCTGAACTTAATATATTTTGTGCAATTGGAATAACTTTATTTTTTAAGTTATATTCAAATGTTCTTTTTTCCATAGTTTCCTCCTAGGCTTGAGCCATATTTGTTTGTTTTATCATATTATTAATTACTTCATTAGTTTCCTTGATTTGTTTATCTAAAGAATTGTATACTTTGCCCCCAGTTATTCTAGGTTCTATAGTTAATTCAGATGTATCAGCATTACTTATTTTTTCTTTAGTCCATTCTTTAAACATCTTTACCTCATCTTTAAATCTATCAATAACCTCTTTATTTTTTTCATCACCCGAAAGTACCCTATACAACGTATGCGATCTTATATGTAACGCAGCTATTTGTTTTGCAAACTTTTTTAATGGTATTTCTTTTGATTTATTTAACATATTTTTTATATTAGGTCTTTTTTCTAAGTAATTATATACCTTTTTTATAAACTTATCTGAACTAAGTTTATTACTTTTACAATTAGATAATATAGTATCTATATCTTCTTGAAGATTTGTTATATCTTCTTTATCAATTGGGTTAAAACTGCATTTTTCTTTTAAATTCATTTTTCACTCCTTTTATTCAACCACTCTTTAAACATAAAAAGTAGTAATGACATTATAAACAAAGCTACGCTATAACAAAGTATAGATATAGCTATTAATAATAAATTAACTATCCAATTTGCTACATTTAATATTATCATTTTAATACCCCTATACCTAAATTTGTATTTATTTCAATATACTTATTAATATTATCTTTATTAATAAATTCCCAATTAGTGTGACCATAATGATCTAAACACCAATCATCTATGTATTCTGTTATGTCTTTACTCATTTAACGCTCCTTTTTCTTTTTCTTTTATGTGTATTATTTTAGCAGATAGATACACAGCTAAGTCTAACGCTTCTTCTAATGCTTCATCTAACCAATCACGTCCATCATTAACCATTATTTGACTTCCATATTCACGCTTACCTATCTCTAATCTTTTTTGTATCATTTTTATAATTCTTTTATTAGCACCTTTTTCTTTTGCTTTATTATTGTCAAAAGCACATTTCGTACATAAACGTTCTTTTGTTTTGTAATTTGTGATAGTGCTACTACGTCCACATTTACATTTAGGTTTTATCTTAGGCTTTTCAATACTCATTATTTACGTTCCTCATTTTTATATTAATACATCTTTCACAAGTTATTCTGTCTAATCCATACGTAGGCATATTACTATAGTGTATCTCTTTTTTCTTATAGTATGAATCTTTTTCATATACTTTTTTACATTTTAAACAATATTTTAATCTTCTTGCTTCTTTTTTATGTTGGTTTTTATTAGTTATCATTATTTAATCCTTTTTAAAATTTTAATGTTAAGGTAAGCGTAACGATCCGGCTTTAACACACAGACGGTTTTATTTCTGTTGGCTTCACGCTACGCTATCTATCCTTAATTGACTCAATTTAGCCCCTAGAAACGCAACTGTTTCTTAACCGTGTGTGTTTATAGTATAACAAGCCCATCGTCATAGGACTTACTGCCCAGCATTTTTGTAATACCTACTTTGGACATAGTCCTTATTCAGTAATTACTCATCGGTGATTGAGTCAAAATTATTAGGGTAATTATCTTTTATACCAAAAATCACTTATTTTTACAAACATACTTTTGATAATGTTTTATGTGTTCCACATTATCAGTTTATGGTTTATTTTATTTTTGATTTAAAAAGGTTTAATTACCCTAATTTTTATTGTTTAGCTTCCATCACTAAACGTCATTATTAGATCAGGTGATCCGTATTCTTTTTTCCTATAATCAAGTACATTTTGTTTGAATGTTTTTGAATTATCAAATATTAAATCTACGTCAGTATTTTTTTCATCTTTAT